AATAACAGAATATCCAAAGCTAATTAGAAAATGGAAAGTCATAGGTAAAAATAAAAAAGAGGCCTATGAAAATTGGCTAAACGATAAAATAGAATTCATAGGAAAAGACTATGATGACGAGGAGTGGGATAATTTAACAATGGAGGAACTAAAATGACTGAACTAGAGGGCTATACTAAATTTAATGAAATAGATGAAAAAAAACTAGAACTACAATGGATAGCAAGAATAAGTAAAGTGTTAGTTGGTAAAAAAATAATTAAAGTAGATTATATGCCAGAGGAACTAGCAAAAAAACAAGGTTGGTATAAGAGACCAATTCAAATTCTTTTAAGTAATGGAACTTGGCTTACACCGTCAATGGACGATGAGGGTAATGACGGAGGGGCTTTATTTACAAGTGATGAAGATTTACCAACTATACCAGTAATATGAGGTAATTATGGGACACGTAAATAAAATATTTTATAGTTATATGACTACCCAAGACGCTTGGGATGAGTATCTTGGTCTTTTAAGAGATGATGATGTATTCGCTGAACAATGGAATGACACCGAGCAAGACTTTGAAGAATGGTGCAAAGTGCATGAAATTGTATTAGTGGATACACAAGAAAGAGTAAAACAACTAGAGGAGGCACAACTTGAATAACGAATGTAAAAACTGTGATACAGAAAGTAAATATATTTGTTTTGAATGTGAGGATATATTTATGAAAGAAAACTTTCCTAATTACTTTTATAATGATGATTGTGAGTGGGAACTAAAGGAGGAAAAATGAAAAAAATAAACTTTGTAAAATGGTTTGAAACATATAAACCTATTCCAAATCCTATTGATAAAAATGGAACTTACTGTGGAATAGATAGTATTAATTATAGTTTTGAAACTTATGGTAAGGAAAAAGAATTTGTTGCAAACCAAGACCATAATAAAATTTGGACATTGGTTGAGGGCGACAAATATACGTGGATACAGAATGGTGCGTGGCTCGTGAATAGGCTTTGTTATTTCGTGTGTGAAAAGCCATTTGACCAAGAGCGTGGCACTATTTCAATCAAATACGACAGACTAAACACTTAACAAAGGAGAAAAAAAATTATGACAGAAACATACAAACCCGATATTTTAGTTAAATTTGGGGATGAGGACATAGATGACATTGGTAATTTTGATTATTGCTATTGTTGGGCTATGGAGGGACTAGAAGAATGTGGGGATGAAGATGATATAGAAAAAGCAAAAAAAATAGAGGAACATTATGAAAAAGTTAAAGATAATCTTACGCATGATACTATGCAAGATTTATTAGAAATGACCAATATGAGAGGTTGTAATTGGGAAGTATTAAGTGAACATTATGTAAAGGAGGAAAAATGAAAGGGCAGTTTAATTGGCAAAAGTTTGCAAAGACAATGTTGGTTGGCAGAAAAATAGTTAAAGTGACTTATGATAAACAACCTAATTATTTTGATGAGGAAGAATATCCCGAAGTTTTTGCAATTCATTTAGATGACGGGCAGATACTTATACCATCAGCTGATGAGGAGGGTAACGGAACGGGTGTTCTATTTACCAATCATGGTCACGGAATGTTTATTTAACAAGGAGGAAAAATGAAAGACGTACGATACGTAATAGACTGGTTAGAAGAAGAAATAGCACACTTTGAAATGAGTGCTGAACAACACAACTACGTTAACAAGGTAGATGAAATAAGATATCAAATGGCACAAGAACTGTTAGCTTGGATATTGGAATATAAATTTGATCCTAGATATTCAAGCCCCGTGAGCCGTGTTCCGAGTGACATGGAACAAGATACAAAGGCCTTTGGGAGTAGAACATGAACTTAAATAAACTACCAGAGCCAAATTATTGGTTGTTATTTATTATCTGTACTTGGTTATTATTAATTGTGAGCATAGTGATATGGAAGTAAAAGAGTATGGAGTAAAAAAATCTTGGGATGGTTGGCGGACTTTCGCTTATGTTAGTGACGGAACACCTATGGGACTGATGCCAATCACTTGGGCTAATGAATTGTTTAAAACTAAACAAAAAGCTAAAGATTTTATTGATGATTTAGCTACAAAAAATGGGTGGAAGAAATGAAAGCATGGACACCACCAACAGATTATTTAAGCCTACCTAAACCACCAAGACATTGTAAATATGTATGGTTAAGGTTTGATATTAAAACTAAAAAGTTTAAATATCCATTGGTAAGACATAAACAACTTAAAAATAGAAAAAGATTTCCTTTTATTTACATTAAACATTATGGTAAATGTGTAGGAATAAACGGGTTAACATTAGCTAGAGTAAAAATATGAGAAATAAAAAAACAATAGACGGCTATTATTATGATGGTAAAAATAGCTATACATTATATAAGGATGAATATGGAAAAGCATACACGAAGAAAAAAACTAGGGGTAATAAAAGACCTACTAGAAGAAGAAATATATCGCCTATCAAGTGACATTTATTTTTATTTCATAGATAAATTTGAAATAAGAGAAAGATGTATTGTAGAGACGGATGACTATACCGAAAATACTGATTTAGGTAGAGAAATCTATTACTTGATTGAAGATACAATATTTAAAAGTATGAATGACCCTAATCCCAGTATGAAAGATTGGGATTTATTTAACAATGTAGATATCAAAGATAGGATTAAAAGCATTGTGTCAGAGTACGATAAAAAGAGACTACACTAATGACAAAAAAGAAAATGGATGTTTTGCGAACAACAATGTTGCTTAACATATATGATGAACTAGCTAAAAAAACTTTAGAGATGCTAGAAAAATATAAAGATGACCAACTTGTTGCCTCAACACTCGTGGCTCAAGGTTTACGGGTCTATAAAAGTATATTATCAGAACAAGAGTTTAATGATGTTTTAAAACTTATTGTTGATGATGCTACAAAAATTAAACCATTCTTTGATGCCAAAGAAGAAACTATAAACTAATATGGAACAAATCATAGAGGGACTATTAGCGTTTTTATTATTATTTCTAATATTTTAATATGTGGGAATTAATAGCAGAGTTGGGTGTTGGATATACAATACTAGTTATTGTAATAACTATTTTAATTTTTTCATTATATAAAAAATAATATTTGACACTTGTGTTTAAATAATTATATTACCACTACTAATAGGGTCATAGCTATTAGGTCTCTTTTAGATAAGAGTATAAACATATCTTAAACCTTTGTTAGACAATGGAGGGGTTAGTTTTAGTCATCTAATCCCTCTTTAAAACTATGAAACTATATAACATTAAAGATTTATTAGATCGCATTGAAGACTTTGAATGGTTAGCAGATGCACTAGAAATAGATTTAGAACAATACCCAGAATTTGATAGTGAATTATTAAAAGAAAAATTTTGGAAAATGTTAGAAGAAAAAAATATGACAGATAAATTTAAAATTTATATTGGCGAATGGAAATAATATTTACAACAGAATTTTGGTTAATTATTGGATGGGGTGCTTTTCTAGCATGGCTAACTTGGCTCGGTCGTGATTAACCAAGCCAATTAGCCTCATCCTCATTATAAGGAAACATTATCTATAATTTTTATAAATTAAATAAGATACAATTATAAAAGAAACAATAAAAAATATTGTTATTGTAGTCATTATTTAATATCTATTTTAACGCCTTCAATTTCTTTAGGCTCATTATAGCCAAGTTTAATCTTTAATAGGCCGTCTTTCATTTCTGCCTCATTAACTATTACATCTTTAGCTAATTCAAATTGTTTGAAGAATTTTCTAAAGGCTAAACCCTTTTGAACGTAATCTACGTTCTTATCTTCTACTTTACCCTCAATAGTTAAGATACCATCTTTAACTTCTACAAGTACATTTTCTTTATTGTATCCCGCTAAACCGATTTCTAAACCATATTTACCTTTTGAGTATTTTACTACATTGTAAAATGGGAATGATTGAACTTTTGACCAACTGTCAAAAATTGTTTCGAACGCATCATCAAAAAACTTTGTTGATCCGTTGAATAATTGTTTATTTAAATTATTGAAAACTTCTAAGTTTGTCATAATTTACTCCTTTTTAAGCAAGTTAATTAGGTCTGCCCCTATGGCACAACCTATGACAGTATATAGTAAATCAATATCACTTTTCAAGTACTTGATAGGTTGCACTTATAGATACAACCAACAAACAATATAGGATAATATGATAAACATACCTCAAAACGTACAATTACAAAACCTAGACATTATTATTAAATACTTCTTTCAATATAATAATATTGTTAAAACGATGTCCCCTCGTAGTAATGGGCTACACACAGGACATTTAGCCATTATGATCGCAATGGCTCAAATGATACCACCTCATGAGCATAATAATTATTATGTAAGTATTAAATGTTTGCAATTTCAAATGTGGAAATTATTTGATTATGTATGTTCAGTACCAACTGTTCAAAGAGACTTAAATAAACTTGTTAGGCTAGGGTTCTTAAAAAAAGGTAATACTGATTATAAATTTAACACTTATCAATATAATATTTAATTCAACTCATGCGTTATATTTTTTAAATTATATTGACAGTCTATCTCCATAGACTAAATACAATATAAAACAACAAAAGGAAAAACATGACAAATAAATATGATGAGTATTTACTTAAAAATGCTAAATACTTTATGCTTTATAAGAAAACAATTGATAAATTGGAGGAACATGGAATTTTACCAGTTCCCGCAACAATTGGTGCTTTAAAAACAATATCACCATCTGAATTATTAGATAATTCATTTACACCAAGTGAGGTGAATAAATTGTTATATGCCTTAAAGCAATATGGTTTACAATTAAAAGATTTTTGTGAACCAGAGTTTGATCCATCTACATTAGATATAAGATAAAATAGTAAAACCTCCCCCTTTTTCAAGGGGGAGGAAACTTTAAACAATGAAAGGAAAAAATAGAGTATGATACTCTATGTCATTGATTTTATTACTAAATTTAGCATAAGTCAATTATGCTATTTTTGCTTATATTTACTCGTCTTCGTCTTCATCATCGAAGTCATTATCAGAATCACATTCATGATTTTCTAATTCTTCGACTTTTTCTCTGATAGTTTCAATGTCCTCATTAATTCTATCTAAGATGTCTTGTAATGTTTCTTTTTTCTTAGCCATGAGATGCTCCTTTCGGCCGTAATGATCTCAAATAAAATTTATGGGATCAACCTTGTCTAAGTAATTAAAAATGATGTGACTAAAGCTGTTGTACTATTAAAGACAATATTTCGCCATTTATCTGCTATCTTTTTGTACTCTCTTCTTTTTTCTTTATCTGTTTCTTTTTTATAAGCCTCGTAATGTCTATAATACTTAATCCAATTAATTTGTTTTTCTGTAAATTTAATATCTCCTCGTTTAACTGCTTGTAAATATTTTTCTTTAACTAAATCAGGATCAAAACCTGACCAATAACATACCTTTTGAAAATCATCATCATTGTTTATTATCCATTCATGAGCCTCCATCTTATAAATACTTGTCTTACGATCAGATAGACCTTGCATGGTATCTTCAATAGCATTACATAAAACACCACGCCATAGTTTCTGTTCAGAAACTATTTCTTTAGTTTCTAAGATGGTTTGAGCGAATTCAATGCCCATAAGTTTTAATAAGTCTACTGAGTATGTCATGGTAATAAAGGATCATCTCAGGACTATGTTTAGTCTTAACAAAGTAATTATAGTTATCATGTACAGCTAATAACAATTCTGTGATTTCGTGTCCAGACCACGTTGAATAGTCTATATCTAACACGTTTTCTAGCTTGTGGGGTCTGAAGATGTTTGTACGTTTCATACGTACATTGTAAATCTTATTTTTCCTTTTTACCACCATCATACACTTTAAAAATTATAGCTTTTCCCTCATTTTGAGGAATTTTTTTAGGATCAAAGTCATTTTTTCCTTTGCTATACCAGTACATCTTGCATAATGGTAGAAATCTTTCGTCAAATGCGGGATCAAAACCATAAGTTTTACCCATATATAGATTAAACATTACGTGACAAATCAACTCATATTGAAATTTTGTTAATTTTTTAGATAAAAAACTTAAACAGTGTAGAAATTCTGTTTGGATGGGGTCGTTTTCGTTATTCATGCTAAATTATTAGCATAAATAACGAATTATACAACCTTAATGTTTTCCATTAAGTAAATTCTTAATAAAAACTTCGTATTTTACTTTCTCTTTTGATGCTTGATACTTGCAATAGTCATGAACTAACTTAGAAATCATACTTGCAGGAGCTCTAAATTTTTTACCACAAAGACTTTTTAATATTTTGTAGTCATCAATTCTTATAGCAACACTTTTCCATTTACTTATATCCATTTTATTTCCTATGGGTGTAGTCTTCGCCAATAATCCATTCTTTCTTCAAATGTAGGCTCAGATTTTAGTTTCCAAAATATGTATAATCTTTTTAATAGAGGCGGATAAGACCTATTATCTGGGTGTTCATCCATATAATATTGTTTAAAGGCATATTTTTTGAAGTTATACACATATCTTTTTATCATTGTTTTTATCATAATAGTTGTTTTTAATAACGTTTTATACTAATGTCAAGGAATATTGACAATGCCTCCCAAGATATATAAGATAATCTCATGAAGTCATATCGCTTTACCGCTAGATATGCTGGTCAACGTATAGTACTTGACGTAAAGGCAGTAGATGATGATGAAGCGAAAAATAACTTCATAAAAGAGCTTAGTGAAGGCCGAGGAACTTGGAGTAAAGAGATTACATACTCCCCATCTAAAGTCTTCCTAACATATGAGGAACTGAATGTTTCATAATGAACAGTCTCTTATTACTAGAAAAATGATTCTAGAAACTAAATGGAATCATATGTTTTTAGAAAAAGGAATAGAGACAATAGATATGATGCAGATTGAACTCGAACTGAAAGAAATTAAAAGACAGTTAAGAGAACAAGCTGTATTCAAAGTAAGAGAAGAATTAGAAGAAGATTTAGATATCGCTTCTTAAATTTTTTATCTTAACATTTTTTCTTTGGGAACTCCCTCAGAGAATAGGTAAGTACACTTTGCTGTGTGCTCTACGATATCGTCTTGAAATAAAAATTCAAAACTTCTTATTACTTTTTCTTCTGTGTGAAGTTTAAATACTTTTTTATTCATTTGTTGTAAGAATTTTTCTTCATCTATATTTTTTGCTACATAACAAATTGAAGAATTTGCATGATTTTTTATAAAGTTATATCTGCTACACCCATCAGATATGATATACTTATCATCTTTTTTTACTAAAACCATTGGACAAATTAATCCAATATCTTTTATTGAATCATTAATATCTGTTGCGTGTTCTTTATGGTCACAGTTAATTATATTATCAAAATTAATAACTTCTAATCTTACACCAAAGATTTGATACAACGGGTGTATTGTCTTTAAAGGCCCGTGATCCGTGATCCCTGTAATTTGTGTCATGTTATAATCCTCTTTCTTTTATAATCTCATTTAAACGTTTTATTAATTTAATAGATATTCTATTTTTACTTGAATTACAATCGGTACAACAAAATATAATATTATTAAGACTATAAGTTTTACTATTATCAAGACGATCTATAGAAAAATTTTTCATGTTTTGTTTAAATTTTTCAAAAGATCTACCTCCACCTACCTTATATTTTTTCCTTTTATAAGTCCAAGGTTCAAAACAATAGAAACAAACTTTTCCCCATTTATTAATATATTCATTAAAATAGTTTAATATTTCTTCTTTAGTAGACTCAGGAACAAGTCCTCTTTCTTTTATTCTACTTGGAGAAAACATTGATGAAACACATTTTCTAACAAAACCTTTTTCACTATTCATATACTTATATTTAATTTCAGAAAGTTTTTTAGTATTTTTTAAAGACCATTTTTTAAGATATTCTTTATGGTAAGCCTTTTTCTTTTCTTTACATTTATAAGGCATAGCTATTATTCAACTTCCCCCCAACTCTTTCCAACTGCTACATCTACAAGACTTGGAACTTTAAACTCTATACAGTTTTCCATAGTCTTTTTAATTACTTTAACATCTTTATCTTTGTCTTTAATGTTAAAACATAATTCATCATGAATCTGTAGTAGTGGAGTATGTCCAGCTTCATGACAAGAAATGATTGCTTGTTTAGTTTGATCAGCTGCAGAACCTTGTATAAGTCTATTTAAAGCCTTATATGTTCCAGCTCTTTTAATGTTTTCTTGTCCACCAAACTTTACAATAGCGGTTTCAAATACTTCTGGTGTAGTCATAGTCCAATCTTTAGGTTCCCACTTATCAAATCTACATTTACGACCTTTTTTAGTTCGGATAGCACCTTCTTTAGATGCTTTGTCCATACAAAGTTTAATAAGTTTTTTAAGAAACGGAACTTTTCTATTATATTTAATAATAATTTCTTCTGCTTCTTCTTTAGTTAAACCAAGTTGATTAGCTAGTTTAGTATTTCCCATACCGTACATTAAACCTAATCCAATTGTTTTAGCTTGGGAACGATCAATACCTATCATGTCTGCAATTGTTTGATGAAAGTCTGCTGAAGCATTCTCATATGCTTTAATTAATTCTTCAGTTCCCTCATAACCAACAGACGAAGCATAGTGCACAACCATTCTTGGCTCTTGCTGTGAATAGTCAAATGAACCCCACTGATGATCTTCATCAGGTAAGAACAATGATCTAATCTTAGGGCCAAAATCTTTATTACGAGCTGGTATTTGCTGTAAGTTAGGATTAGACATTGATATACGTCCTGAAACTGTACCACCATTATCTGATCTTAATTGATTTATTTCAGCATGAACTCTACCATTTACTTGGTATCGCATAACACTTTGTAAGAAAGTAGCATGAAATTTATTTATCTCTCTTGCTTGAACAATAAGTTTAGCTATTTCATGAGGACAATTTGTAAGCCAGTTAGCTGTAAAGCTAGGTTCATTACTTTTAGGAGTTCTAGGATAAGCTATCTTTAATTTATCAAAAGCCTCTCCTATTTGTCTTGCCGCCCAGATATCTAAATCCTTACCTGTTATTTGTTTTATTTTAATTAAAGTTTGTTTTTCTTGTGCTTCAAACTCTTTAATTAGTCTTTGGGCTTTATCTACATCTACTCTAATTCCTCTTTGTCTCATCTTAATTAAGATAGGTAATAGTTTAGATTCCATTTCCCAAATGGTAGTTAAGTTTTGTTTAATGATTTCGTTTTTTAGAAATCCCCATAGCTTTAACGTGAGCCGTGCATCTTGTTCAGCGTAGAAACCAACGTGCTCTGCGGGTAATTTCCACATCTCAGCTTTGGGATCTATACCATGATCTTTGGCTGCTTCTTTTAAATCTGTTTCAGCTTTAATCTCTCCTAAATAATCTTTAGCTAATGCATTTAGATTATATGCCCATCTATTTTCATCAACGATTGCTGCTGCAACCATTGTATCAACTATTTCTCCATTTACTTGGATACCCATAGATTGCAACCAACCTAAATCATATTGAGCATTATGAAATATTTTTCTGCAAGGTAATGCACAAATTTCTTTCATATAACTGATAACTTGGTTTGGAATCATATTGCCCCCACCATAATGTTTAAAGGGGTAATAACCTTGCCAACCTTCAACAGCTACAGCAAAACCAATTACATAACCTTTATTAATAGCCCAACCAGCTCCAAGTCCTTCATTAATTCCATCATCTCTAGTTTCTAAATCTATCGCAATTTCAGTTGCTTGAGATAAATCTTTATATTCTGATGGACATAGCCACATACTTTTCTTAAATGTTAATGAATATTGTAGACTAGTCATTGTAATCCCTTTCTAAAACCATTTCTAAATAGTGAATAGCTTTTAATATATCTTCTTTCTTTCCTTTTAATTTATGTCTGCATATATATTTAATCGCATTACCCTCTGCGAAAGGTAAATTATTTTCATTAATAAACTGAGAGGGTTGTATCTTCATAGCTTGATAATGCTTTCCTCCCACTTGTTTAAAAAACGCTTTATTGCTCATTTCTTTTCTCCTGTAAGTATTTAAAGTAATCTTCCCCTATTGGATAGTTGTATCTGTGATCAGAACTTAATAAATGTAATGAATATTTAGCTCTGGTTACTGCAACATAAACTACTCTCTTTTCGTCCATTTTCTCTTGAACTGTTTTGTTTTGATATTGAGAAGCATAATCAGCTTTGAAATAGACTAAAACGTTATCCGCTTCTCCTCCTTTTACAGAATGAACAGTATCTATAATCATATTAGGTTCTTTATCTAATTGATCTTCTCCGTATCTTTCTAGTAAAATATTTATATAAGTAACTTCTGTTGGTTTAATATTTCGTTTTAAAACATAAAACCATTCTTGTCCTCTAAGTTCATCTTTAATAGTTAAACCACACCATGCTTTTAAATCTTCAAATGTGTATTGATTAAATTTATCTTGTTCATCCCAAAACTCTTTTGTTCTATATAAATCTTTAGATATGTATCTTGTATATTTATAAAAGTTTTGTGCTTCTTCTCTATTTATCTTTTCTCCATCACATAATTTCTTCCAAGTTCTTATTGCTTTCCATTTATTATTTGTAAAAGATTTATTACCTTTATTATCCATAAAGTAAAAACCTTTATTTTTTGCCATCATTCTAAGCTCATTAACTGTTGTACTAATCCTACCTAATAAATACCAAGTACCTTTATAATCTTCAAAATTAATATCATAAAATGATCTGTAAGCTTGAACTGTATCTTTAATATTTGGATTGTATAAATATTCTTTTTCTTCACTGTCTATAATTTCTCTTCTAATAATTTGAGAAAATCTATGTATTTCTTTTCCAAATCTTCTTGTTTGAGAAAGAACTTTCTTTTCGCCAGGAAAATATTTAGTAAAATATCTATAATCAGAACCATTCCATCTATAGATAGCTTGGTCATCATCTCCAGCTAAATATATTTTATTAGCATTGTGTGCCATTTTATAAACAACAGACCATTGTAATGGTGTAAAGTCTTGTGCTTCATCTAATATTAAAACTTCTAATGGTGGAAAATTAACTTCATCTATTGTTCTTTCAACCATATCTGTAAAATCCATATACTTTGTGTCGCCGTCTTTTTTGTAACTATTGTAAGCATCAATCTTTCTTAATAATAAACTTAATGATTCTCTTTTGTATGTTTCATTACGATAGATTTCTTCAACAGGTTGCATCATGTTTCTTGCTTTATCATACATTTGTAATGACCAATCTTTATAAATAAACGAATCATCATCTAACCTAGAGTCACAATATTTTATAATTTTACAATCTAAGGCAAAATCAATCATACATTTTTGTGGATCAAATACTTCTTGTGTAAAATATTTTTTACAATACTTATGTAATGTTTTAAATCTTTGAAAGTCTTTTATAGTATATTGAGGAAAAGCTTTTAGTACTCTGTCTATAGCTGTATCTACTGCTTTGTTTGTAAATGATATAAAGGCTATATCTTGTGGAAGTATACCTTCAGCTAAATGCTTTGTAAGTATTTCTTGAACTAACGTATTAGTCTTTCCCGTTCCTGGCGGGCCATAATACTTAACAGTTTTATTCCTAATATTATTTAGGTGCTCTAAATTGTTGTGCATGATATGCGTCATCCAGTTCTGTTAGTTTGCCTTGTTGTGTCTCTTGTTTAGTTGGTTGCTTTTTATTTTTAAAATCAGGTAATTCCATTTTCCAAAGATTCTTTTGTAGTTTGTGATAATCTACTTTTATAGCGTTTATTGCTTGTAGTGCTTCTTGAGAGTTTGCAAATAACTTAAGTGAAGACTTCTTAATAAATTCATCCAATGTGCTTTTCTTAAAAAATATAAATACTTTTTCATTTTCTACTTCTTCAGCAAGATAGCCATGTTTAAGTTCTTCAAAGTCTTTAACAATCATATGAGTTTCAAAGAATTTCTTTTTAAATGTAAATGCAGTATCTGCTAATGTATCTTCAAACTTAGCGTCTTTATTTTCGTCTGCTTTATCAAACAATCCTTGTACTAACATTTCAAAAGGATTGGGTCCTCTTTTAGGTTTTGGTAGTGTCATCCAATTTATAGAATAAGTTAATAGTTTTTTTCTAAAAGATTTCTCATCAATCAAGTCATCATCCGTTTTAATTACAATAAGTTTATCTTTATATTTAAATTCCATAAAAGTTTCTTTTACATTTCTTGTGACTATTACATTTGTAAATTCATCTATAATATCTGGTACTTGGCAACCTATTCCAAGTTTTCTCATCTGACATAATTGTTTATTACAAATAGGAGTCATATGAGGATATCTTGGTGGGCACTTATAGTTATAACTTTTCTTTGCAGTTGACTGTGCAACGCTTCCCATAATTTCTTTTTCAGTTAATGGATTAGAAAATATAGCTTGGTTTCTTTCAAATAATGTTTTTACTAAAGTTTTTTTATCTACATTGCCATCTGATCTTTTCATTTCAAGGACAGCCATATTAAACATAATGTCATTTCTATGCTCTCCATTCCATTTATCTGTAAGTAAACTTTGAACACAAGGAGGATATTCATTCCAATCTGGTTCTGGTTCGTATTTTTTAGTTTTAAAATTTATTAAATCATCAAATGATATTCTTCTCTTGAAAGCTAATTCTATAAATTGTTCTAAATCCAATCCCTCTCCTCTATCATCATAAGCGTATTCAACTGTTCTAGTTGCCTTATGATAAGGCATTCCTAAATGTTTATTACGAGGAAATACTTCTTTTGCTAAAAAATACTTTTCATTCCACTTATCTAATTCTTCTCTTACTTTTTTCTGATCAGCCCAATCTGTTAAAAATAAAATTAAATGTAAACCACCAGATTTAGATTTAAGTGGTACTAAAGGTAAACTATATTGTTTAATAATATCTACAAATTTCTTTTCGTTAAAATCTTTATAATTACTAGGGTCCATATCAATACAACCCCATTTTGTTTTTCCATCTATCTCGGGTTTAATCCCAATAATAACTTCTCCATCTAAATGTTTTTTCCAAAGCTCCGCCGTTACTGGCTCACGCACAGTAGTATACTTGGCTTGTTTCTTACCCCTCTCATCGAGGCCACCCGTTAGGGTGACCTCTAGATGCTGAGTAGAATCGCCTTCAAACAATTCTAATAGCTTTGTTTCCATTAGAACGGAACTGATTCTGAGTCTTGTTTAATTTGTTGAGATTCTTCTTTGCCAAAATCAACTTTACCAAAGATGTCTGACTTCATAGCACTTTCATAAAATGCTTTTGTTATCTCTAACACTTTAGCGTACTTAGGATCGTTTAAGTATTTATCAAACTCTACAATCCAACCATACCAACTATTGCCAGAATTAGATTCTTTGGTTGTTGTTAATTTATAGCTAGTTGCCCATGACGGCGGACAAAAGAAACCTTTCTTTCCTTGTAGTCTTCTACTTTGAATCATAGAATTCCAAGTTTTAGATTTTTTCTTTTGAGTAGACTTCATAGCAATCAACGCTGTCTCAATCGGATTATAATCTTTATCCAATATGTAAACAAAGTGATTACCAGTGTCTTCTATATAATTACCATTTGGTAATCTATCCTTGAAGTCATCTCCTCTGGAAGTTTGTGCCATTACAGACGGATCTGTATGTATTCCAACAGGACGACCTGGGCTATCTCCTCTATCTTTCCATTCATTAAATGTATTGATGTACAGGCAAGGAACAACAATTACACCTTCTTTACCTTTGTAAAGGCTTCCTGTTGTCTCATTATAAATGTCTCCTTGTTTTGCTGTCTCAATATATTTTCCATCACTCTCATCTAATACTTTTGAATTAGCGTATAAGATTTTAAGTATTGGAAGTTTAGTGTCACGAGCAGTGACGTACTCCGAACCCTGACCTGATGCTGCTTCTAAATCTAGCATCGCTGGCAGTGGAGCTTCTTTCTTTACTGCGACTTCAGCTTTTGCTGAAGCATTTTTCGTTTGTGCTTGTACCATGATTACTCCTTCGTGGTTATTTTTGTTTTGTTTGCAACGTAAACGCCGAATATATCGGATGGAACATTCTTTCCTTGTTGGATTTGTTCTTTAACAAATGCCTTCAAGGTCATTGGTTCTACCTTTTCGGTCTGATTCACATTATGCCCTTTTTTTCGTAAATCTGCAACTACATTTTTAGCTACATCATCTTCATTACGACCAAAAGTTAATGTTACGTTGTTCTTAATTAAATCCCCAAAACCATTTTGACGAAGCCATTCAAATGCTTCTTCAGTTTTAGTAGAGGGAATTCTTGCAGAATAAAATGGCTTAACTTCAACTGACGATCCGTCAGCAAGTTTAAGCAATGATATACCTGCCTGTTGCATTAAGTTTGGAATTGTCTGCTCAGAAAGCAAAGCCTCAGCTTCTTGTAACTTCTTTAGTTGTTCTTCAGCCGCTGTTATTTGTTTCTGAACGTCCAATAACTTATTGCAAGATTTAGCAATGTCCGAAGACATTGCAGTATCAACTCGTATGGTTGATTCTGCTTCTAAGTCCATAAGACCTCCTTGGACAAGCTACTTATTTTATTTATTTGACAATGTAAAGTAAAAAATGTAAAAAATATTAAATACTTTTAAAGTATAGAATGACGAAACATGGACAAGAAAAAATATACATATAAAACAATACCTTACGAGCATCAACGTAAAGCTTTAATTAAAGGTGCTAAAGAATTAAATTTCGCATATTTCTTAGAAATGGGTACAGGCAAAACAAAAGTTGCCATAGATAATGTAGCTTATTTATATCAAGAAAAATTAATTAATACTGCAATCGTTATTGCACCAAACTCTGTTTATAAAAACTGGATTAAAGAAATAGAAACCCATTCTCCTATATCCGATTATACAATGTTTGTTTGGAAAGATGATAATAAAATTAATTACCAAGCTGATAAATTAAATTATGTATTAATGAATGTAGAAGCTTTATCACATAAAGGTGGTTTTGATTTTCTATTAAAACTTGTAATAGATACAGGTCAAAAAGCTATAATGATTATAGATGAAAGTACTACAATTAAAAATGATAAGGCAAAAAGGTCTAAGAACATTTGTAAATTATCACCACATATTAAATACAAAAGAATACTAACGGGCTCACCAGTGACCAAATCACCATTAGACTTATATCAACAATGTGCTTTCTTGTCTAAGGACTTACTTGGTTATCCTTCTTTTGTAGCCTTTAGAGCTAGATATGCAGTAATGAAACAAATTAATATGGGGCCAAATAGAGTAGTTCTTATTCCACAATATTATACAAACTTAGATGAATTAGAAGCAAAGATTAAAAAGTTTTCTTTTCGTGTTAGAAAAGTAGATTGTTTAGATTTACCAGAAAAGATTTATCAACAAAGATATGTAAATTTAAATAAAGATCAAATTAAAGTTTATGAAGAACTTAGAAAATATGCAAGATCAATTATTGAAGATAAAGAAGTTAGCTTTGCAAACAAACTTACAGAGATATTAAAACTACATCAAGTTTGTAATGGTTATCTAAAAACAGATGATGGAGAAGTAGTGCCATTTGAGAACGATCCAAAATTAGATGAACTATTAAGTATTATAGAAGAGTCAGATGGCAAGTTTATTATTTGGGCTAACTATATTCATAATATAAAAACGATAGTTAAAACTTTAAGAAAAGAATATGGAGATGAAAGTGTTGTATCTATTTATGGAGAGATAACTACAGAGAATAGAAAAAAAGCTGTAGAAGAATTTCAAGCTAATGATAAAGTAAGATTCTTTGTTGGTAATCCAAGCACGGGTGGTTATGGATTAACTTTAACTGCAGCAAGTTATGTAGTTTATTATTCTAATAATTATAATCTAGAAGTTAGAGAACAATCTGAAGATAGGGCACATCGTATTGGTCAAAATAAAAATGTAACTTATATAGATTTAATTGTAGATAAAACAATTGATAGTCACATTATATCTGCATTAAAACGTAAGATTAAAATATCTGCTGAGACTATGGGTGAAGAAATTAAGAATTGGATTTAATAAATCCAATAGTATGTAGTTCTTTTAAATCGTGTTCTCTATCTAAAAATTTATATTCTATTTTTGTTGTGTTAAAGTCTTTTTTTATTTTATCGCATATTGTTTCAGGATCAAATTCGCCGCAGGAGTAAACATCAAATTGTAATAAGGCGGGGTCAGGCTCATCCCAGACGTGCATCACAATGTGTGATGTTTCTATTATTGCTGCACCAGTAATTCCACGATTACCTACCATATGAGAATACTTAACATATGGGCCCATCATAACTTTCATTCCTATTTCATGAATAAACTTTTGAAACCATTGCCGCAGCACAGCTTCATCCATTGGAGGATTTTTTGCTTCCGCTCTCACTATTAAATGTTTATGAACTAATAATTTATTATTCATTAACTGACATTGTATAAAACTTTTCGACTCTGTCAAACCACCTAGACTCATATTCTGATAATTTTATTTTATCCATTTTGAACTCTTGGTACTTACCATCCTTGGTACAGATGGCGATGATACCTTGTTCTATAGGACCATAATTTTTTTTATGAGCAATAGAGTAGGCAGCAACTTGGTAGAAGTAGTCCTCAATCCAGTCTTCTCTTTTTAACTTATTAGCTTGTTTGAAGTCGATAATAGTATCTTTACCATCATACTTACCCACAAGATCAGTTGAACCTGCCCATTTACCTTCATACTGTAGGTTTATTTCGTTACCATAGACTTCTTTTAATGGTTCTAGGTTATCTATGATCTTATGTGCCATGAGCCGTGATTGTGCCCCTTTAGAGCTTAAATTAAGGTATCCTATGCCATTTATGTAGTTCTCTAGCACATAATGCATCTCCGTGCCTCTAATAGCAGCCTGAGAGGTAATAGCCTGTGCTTCTTGGTACCCAACACGTTCTCTCCAAGCATCTAAGGCTTGTTGCTTCTCTTTAGAAGCTGTCTTGGCTAATATGGTTGTAACGGATGGAACTTTCTTATCTTCAACTAAATAGGTCCGTGGGCCGTGGTCATCGTCACGTGTATAACGAACATAAGGGTACTTATCCACTCTTTTAAAATCTGTAACTATAAAACTGGAATCTTGTCTAATAAGCTTCATATCTCTTATTAGATTAATTATTTGGAATAATCAATTATTATTTAGTGAACTTAAATGCTATAACTATAAGTGTAAGAATCAAGGCACCCATACCACCAATCATGGACCAAAGGATCTTGTCTACTTTCTTTTCAATCTTATAAATAGAACAGCTCATATGCTTTAAATGATTGTTTTTAATTATAGAGATGTCTTTTTTTAAGTTATCTACTCTGTGATATAAATCTACCATATGTTCTTCTAATCTTGATTTTACAATTCTTCTCATCCTTGTCTCGCAATTTGTTGTCCTGTTACATCAAATGGAAATAGTCCTGCATATTGTTGTGCTTTATCCATAGGCTGTGCCATAGGTGTAGTACCCGTTGTCATTGGCGTTCCTGGTGTTCCTGCTGCAAATATATTTACAGGTGGTGCTGTTAAAGTTGGTGTAGCTTGAGCTACAGGTTGTACTACAGGTTTAGCTGTAGGAACTTGAGATCTAGGTTCTTGTTTTTGTGGTTTAGATTCTTTTTCTATATTGTAAGATTCCTGAATAACTCTTTCACCTTCTTTTCTATCAATAGTTCCTTCAGATATTAATTGAGATATTGTTTGTCTAAATGCCGTACCAGCCACTGTTGGATTTTTTGCTTTAGCACCTTTTATCATATAATTTATTACTTTAGGACTAGATAAAGCATAACCTAAAGCTACAGGAGATAAAACTATTCCAGCAGCAGTTCCATAATCACCTTCAATTGCTTGCATTCCACCTATTGCTAATATTGTTCCAGCAGCTCCTGCTTGTTTTAATTGAAAGAATATTGCACCTGGAGGTGTTCCAGCTTGTTTTAGTCTACCTTGTGCAAACTCTAAAGCGTCTTTTAATTGATTAATTCTATTATATTCTTGATTAGTAAATAATGCTTTTGCAGTATCTTCAAATTTACCACCTTGGCCAATTAAATCATTAATTTTTTTAGAACTTAACACAGTATATTGTCCTACAGAGTCTGTAGAATCATTTATAACTTTTCTTAAAAATTCTCCTTTTAAAGAAGTTTTTAAATTTTCTGCAACAACTTTTTCTGCTGGTGTAGTAAAACGTCTGTTAATAATATCAAATGTTTCTTTAACTACAGTTGGTCTATCTCCTGCTTTTATAATTTCTTTAAATACTAATTCTGGATCTTTTTCTAAAAGTTTAACAATAACTTCATCACTATAATCTTGTATACCTTCTTTATAGAATTGATTAGCTTGTCTCCAAGCTAGTTTAGCTTCTGTAGACACTCCTGAACCTAATGGTGCATTTTCTAATAAATCTGTTATTCTTGGTTGTAGTGTCATGTAAGTATCTTTAAAAGATCTTAAATTTTTAGCATCTGGGCTAAAGTATCTTCCTCTTTCTAATAATTTTGATCTATAATCATTAACAAGAGAAAAACTAGCATTGTCTGGAATTTGTAATTGTTCTTTCAGTAAAGCTATTGCCTCTGGATCTGACTTACCTTTTGCAACTCTTTCTAATTTAGCTATCTGTTGTTTTATTGCTGTTTTATAAGGAGTTGTATCTATAATAGTAGGGTCTATTACTTTTTCTATACCTGTTACTGGATCAACTTGTTTTGTAGAGCCTAATAATTTATCAACATTTTTATATTTAGAACTAACAAGAGAATTCCAAGCATCTTGATTTTTTGTGATGGCTGTTTGAAATAATTGTCCTGTTGCAGATCTATCTTGTGTTTTTATAAATTGTTCTACAAAATCATCAATTCCAGATTTTGCAATTGTTTCTGCTCCTTCTTTTGCTGCTCTTATACCTCCAGATCCAAGTAAAGATACTTCAGCAATGTTTTGTAATATATCTATAAATTGATTATCCGCAATAAGACCTGGTGTTAATATTCCATTTTTAGCAGCCGTTAATAATGCTTCTCTATCTGCTGGTGTTTTAGCGGTAGCTAATCCTTTATTAATAATTTCTCTTTGTTCTTCAATTATTCTAGCAGCATCATCAGCACCTTTTAATGTTTTAACTGCTGGTGCTATAGCTTTTTCAACAACTTTTGCTATAGGTAATCCAATAGCTTCTCCCGCTGCACCTTCAATAGAAGCTCTTACTATTTCTTTAACCATATCATCTTTAGGATCGATGATTTGTGCTACTCCTCCACCTGTTCCAGATCCTACTCCAGCTCCAGCTGAACTTTTTAATAATTGTTTTAAGAATGGTTTTGAAATCATTCCTATTCTAGCTATACTTGCAGGTGCACTTAATCCACCTGTCAAAGCTGCTCCACCTATTGCTCCTCCTACTTCAAGAACTAATCTTCCAAATTCAGGTGATAATATAAAATCAGATAAAGCTTTATCTTGAGCAGCTATTTCTTCTTTTGTTAAACCACTTGATAATTCTCTTTCTGTAACGAATGTTTCTTGTGTAGATGGAAGTTCTTCTGCTATTTTTTCTTGTTTTTTAACTTCAGCAGCTTTTAATATAAGTCTAGATTCTTCTGGGGTAGGTGTATCTCCTTGAATTTGAACTTCTCCTAAACCTTCAACTTTAATAATTCCCATTATTTTTCTCCAGCTATTTTTTTAAGATCTGATATAGTTAATGTTTTTCCACCTTCAGCTCTTCTTGTAACTGCATTATCAGGTTTAGTTATTTTATCTTTTACGTAAGTTGTTTTAATTTGACCTACGGCTTCTTCTGGACTTAACTCTGGATTAGTTTCTATTGTTCTAGCTAAATCTCCTAAAAATCTTTTTGCTGTTTGATATTTAGCTTCAAACTGAGCTTCACTATCATTTACACTTGGAATAAGAGCTTTTAATATAGCTCTTTCTTTTTCAGAAATAGCTGCTCCAGATATAGCTTTATTTAAAAATGCACTTGTTAGTTCAATATCATTTTTAAAACGTTGATATCTTACTGAATAATCGGAACCACCAGCTTCTCCTAGTTTTGCTTTAATCTGTTGTAGATCTACCATTCCAACTGGTCTACCTAATTCTATATATTGATCATTAATTCTATTTAAAGTATTTACAGTATTTATTAATTCGTTTCTTGTTTTTAATGCTTCAGCACTAGGCTTTTCTATAATATTAGTTTTACCTGGAATTATTTCTCCTGCAGAGGTATATATAAATTCTTGTTCTGCTTTAGTGCCTGGAGCAAACCCTCTATCTTTTATTTGTTGTGGACTTAAAGGTTGAACTATTGTTCTATCTTTACCTTCTTTTGTTAATTTTGCTAATTGCTCTAATCTTTTTGTTTCAGCCTCATCTATAGCTAATCTTGTTTTAGTTACTTGTGGTAAAGCTTGTCCAAAAGCTGTAGCTACTGCTGAAAGTTCAGATTGTCCTGGTTGTCTAGTTCCAGTTAATAATTGTGTTGCAATAGGTTGAAGTAACATAGCTGTTCTTTCACCTTCACTTAATCCGCCTAATTGATAGTGTTTAGCTTTTAAAGAAGCAAGTCCTCCTTCTTTAAAATTAGATACTTTTTTACTTATTGTTTGTAAGTATCTGTCTTTAAATAATTTTCTAGTTAATATCTTATCCATTATGCAGTAGCCTTAGGTTGTAATGCTTGATATGTAGCATACGCTCCTAATCCAGTGCCTAATGATTGTGCTAAAGGACTTGTTGTCGGAGCAGTAGCAGCCGTGATTCCTGAAGTTGATTTAGGTCCAGCAGCATATACGTTTGACAAAAACTCTACTCGTTGTAAAGGTTCTGTTGCTCTTTGTAATGCTGTTTGTCTTTCAGCGTCTAATGCTTGTTGTGTAAGTTGTCTTTGTAATCCCCCTGCAGCCATTAATTGATTAATGTCAGCTTGTGACATAGCTTGTTGTTGCACACCAAGTTGTCCTAATTGTTGTCCAGCTTGTAAACCTGTTTGAGCTTGTAGTTGTTGTTGATTTTGTGCAGCACCTAATGCAGTTTGAAAACCTTGTTGTTGAGCTTGTCCAATTGCACCGAGTCTTGCTCTTTCTTGTTCTGCTCTTTGAACACCTTCTCTACCACCACCAAATGCACCAGCTTGTACTGCTTGTGCTGATAATTGGTTTTGTGCAATTTGAGCTTGTCTATTAATTTCATCTAACACATAAGATTGATATGGATTATAAAATTGAGAAATGTTTGGACCAGCAAAAGCTGCTTGTTGTCCTTGTAATACAGAACCAATTCCTGCTTGAGTTGTAGGTTGACCTACACCTGTAACTCCAGCTTGTTGAACTCCTTGTTGTTCTAATGTTCCAAGTCCTGCAACTCTAACATCAGGAACGTTTGCATATAATGGTTTTTCAGCAGCACTACGTGCTATATCCATTAATTCAATTTTACGTTCTTCAATACCTGGAGCTTCTCTTACAAATTGTGTAGTTGTATCGGGAGCCGCTTGTCCACCTCCACCTCCACCACCAAGATATTGTCTTAATCCAGTTTCTTCATTAATAGTTCCAGCTCCACCATGTTGTTTAAGAAGTTTAGCTTCAAATGGATTTATGTGAGCAAGTTCAGTATCTCCTTCAATACCTTTACCAGCAATTTCTTTGTAAAGAGTTTTAAATAAAGCTATCTTTTCTTTTAATGTAAGTGTCTTTAAATCAATCATAATACTTTCTCTAATTGTACATGTGTTTTTACAAAACCTTTATGTTTAAGAATTCTTTCCCAACCTGGTCTTGTAAATATTTCCATTTTTTTACATCCTAATGATCTTGCCCAGTTAACTACATTATCCATAAAATCTACCCAACTTTTATAGTCTGTTCCTGTTGTTATTTTACAGTCACAAACTTTGTATTTAGGATACTGTCTTATTTCAGTAACACAAACACATTTAATCTTTTTATCTTTACCATCAAATGCTACCCATAATTGCATAGTTCCTTTTTCTAACCATGCTTTTACATCTTCAGCATCTGCAAAAGATCCAGCTCTATCACAAGCTTTTTGTATTAGATCTTTAACTAAAATCCATATACCAGCAACTTCATTCGGTTTAAATACTATTAAGTCTAACTTACTTTTAGCATTTTTAGTATTAATAGGTAATACCGACACATTATCAATGTGCTGTTGCTTTTCTGCTTGCATCTAATAAATCATAAATTCTTTTAAAACGTCTTTGTTGTTCATAAAAGAATTCTGCTCCTTTTTTTCTCATATCTTTTGGGTCTTTAGGATTAGCCCCTGCTAATATACCTGCTCCTAAAACACCATCTGTTCTTGTAACAAATTCTCCATCCGCTAATTGAGCTAACATTGTATCTTCTTCTTTATCTCCATTACCAGCACCATCTTCTACATAACCATTCACTCTTATATAATTATCTTCATCATCTTCATCATGAACAGTTTTAGATGGTAAATAATTAACACCTCCATCTTTAAAATGATTTAAGCTAGCTAGTCCACCTTGTTGTAAAGTAATTGTTTCTCTTTTGTATGGACCAAATTTAGATCCTTCTTGAACATCGGCTCTTTCTTCTGGAATATAATCTTGTTGAGGAACTTCTATGACTTCTCCAGTTCTTGGATCTTGTTTATAAAATTTTCTACTTCTATATAAATCTGGATAATTTACGTTATATGTAAATAGACTTCTTTCATAAGGTTTTCTTTCAAATGCTCCTGATAAATAACTTATTGCAGGCAATCCTATTAAAGCTGCCTTACCAACATCTAATTCTCTTTCACCAGGCATTCCACCTTTAACTGGTTTTTCAAGTAAATAACTGTATGCTTTTTTTCCTGTTTCTGTTACTTGATCTAAAAAAGGTTTTTCTACTGGAGCTTTAACAACCTGTTCATAAGGATATCTACTCATATCCATTCCTAAACTTGTTCCTGAAAGATCTTGCACTGATAAGGATGGTGCAGCACTTAAAGTTTCTAAAGGTGTAAATCCTAAACTTGTTCCTGCAAATTTATCTGTCATTCCAGCGTATGGATTAAATGCTCCTATGCCTGCTGCTTGAGTTCCACCTTCTATTGCTGCTTGTGTTGCAGCATCTGTTACTGCTTGTGTTGCAGCTTCTGTTCCAAAACTTGGAACAATACTAGAAAGTGATCCTATGCCAGAAGATAACATTTCACTTACTCCTGGTGTAACAGGCTGTGTTAAAAATGAAGGTAAATATTGTTGGCCTAATGCTGAGCCTGTAATTCCTGATCCTAAATTGTATCCACCATATGCTCCTAGAGCTGTTCCTAATATTCTGCCACCTGTACCAGCACCAGATTTCTTAGCACTTTTATATCCTTGATATCCCCCATATATGGCGAGGGCAATTGTTAATGGATCCATATATAATAAAATAGTTAACTAATTAACCATTTTAACGAATTTATTAGCTCTTAGCAATATCAGAGCTATTAGGATCTATATCACTATTGATTGTTTTTCCTTCTATTTTTGTAGAAGTTTCTGTTTTTTTAAATTCATCTAAAAGTCTACCTGTATAACTAAATTCTCCATGATGGGAGATGTATTCATCTATTAAAGCATACATTTTAATACCTGCATGCTTACATAATTTACAGAAATAAAAGTCTTCTCCTGTATAAGTTTTATCGTCTTTGTTCCAATAAGTGTCAAAAAAGTTATACATATGCTTTCTGGTAACTAACTTACCATCAATTAAAGTATGTTGGTTTATTGTAAATTCTGGATATTCTTTTATTAAAGCATCTATAACTTCTCTTTTTATTAACATACAACCTGCTGGGCCTCTTTCAACTTCTATAAATCCATTATCTACTCTTACATTAGAAGGATCTGGAACAGACATTGTATATTGATTACCTAATACTTTTGGATCTAAAGTTGAGCCTTCTTTGATTCTAGTTTTTATTTTATCAAAATCTAATCCTTTAATTGGATAAGGAACTAAACAAATATCTTTGTCATAATTAATCATTCTTTCAACCATTCTAAAATTAAAAGAAATATCAGAATCTATAAATAATAAGTGAGTACAATTTGATTCCATAAATCCAGATACGCAAAGTTGTCTTCCTTGTGTAACTAAACTACTTTTCATAACTTGAAACATTACAGCAATCTTTCTTACAAAACATTCTTTTTGAAACTCTAAACAAGCTTTAAAATAATGAATTGATACATCTGAATGAACAGGTGTTGCTACAAAGATACGGTATGGTTGTTTATATCCCATTTAAAAAATTCTCCCAATAAGTCTTTATTACATTCCAATGATAAAATTGTCTATAGTATTGTTGTTGAAATTTAATTTTATTTTCATTTAAGTTATTTACCATATCAGGTATCTGATCAATAACAGCAGCAAATTGTGTAGCTAATAAAGTTCTATTATTTTGATGAGGAACATATACTGGAAACTCAGCACAGGTTTCGTATAAAGCACCGAGGTCCGTGGTTACTGCTACGAGTCCACAGGCTAACGATTCCATAGCCGCTAAACAAAAGGTTTCTTCAAATATAGAAGGATGAACATAAGCATCATAGGTATGTAATACTTTCATTAATTCTTTATGATTTAAATAGCCTTTATAATTAACATTTTTTGTTGTTTTTGCTTTTTCATATAAAGCTGTAAATTTATCATCTGTTATCTTTTTAAAAGCATCTCCATAGATTTGGGTACTTGAATAAATATCTAATTCTACTTTGTCAGTTTTAATTTGTTCCATGGCATTAAGTAAAACCTCTAGTCCACGCCAAGGGGTAGAAGTATAAACTAATTTTATTTTATCTTTAGGTTTAAAATCTGTTTTTATAATTAAATCATCATCAAATCCATTTTTAATAACTAAACATAACTCTGTTGGTAAACTAAAAAAATATCTAAACTTTTCATAAGTCCAATGAGAATTAAATATATAATAATCATATTTACCGTGATTTAATTTATTCTTAAACCAAGGCATAACATTAGGTTGATCATAACTATTGTGTACCCAAAGAACATTAGGTTTATCAATAACTAAAGGTGTCTTTTCTGGAATAGATGTTGTGATTTGAACTTTATCTAATAATTCTTTTGATACGTACTTATGTAAGTATTCTACTTGGATTTCGGTTCCGCCGTATGGATTCATTATTTGGTTTTACCAAATACTGACAAAGATGCAACTGTTATTTTTAAATCTTGTTGTAAATCTTCTGCTTTTGTAGGTGTATTAGGATTTGCTACATCTGCATTAAATTCTTCAATACTAGAGTAAACTTGTCCAGTTACTTTATTTTTAATAATTTCTTCAGCTTTAGCTGGTAAGATTGGAACTTCTACTCCATCAATTATTGTAGTTTTCATAAACGACTATTATATATTATTAACGTCTTCCTTGTCCACGATATTCTTTTTTATCTTTTCTTTTATTTGGTCTTTTACTATGTCTTCCAGGTCTTTTTTTATTTGTTTGTTTTATAAAAGCTCCCGAGCCATTACTTATTTTTCTAGCCATTCTGGTCGTTTCTATTCATTTCTAATATAGATAATACGGCAGATATAGCAGTGGTATCACTAGTTTGCAATAGTATGGAATCACTCTCTTCTAATATAATTGGACCATTTGCAATATTACAAATTGTAGGACCTGTTATACTAGCGTAAGCTATTTGATAGGTCGTACTTACTGATGAGTCTATAATTGAAGCTTTTAATATTTTAGATCCAGATTCATTTGTAACTTGAATATTTTGTATAATTGCTCTTGAGTTAGATGGACAAGCATACACAGAAATTACTGCTGTTGTTGTCGGATCGTAAAATGCGTTTTTATAATAATTTGCCATTATGTTAAATCAAACCATTTAATTAAACCAGATACATCTCCATTTGCAGAACCACATCTTACTCCTAGTGTTAGTGTATCAGAAGTTCCACTAATACTTTGTCCTATTTGGTATGGAAAAGCAAATCCACCATCTCCTATTGCAATAGGTGCAGTTTTTCCTCCAAGATATCCACCAGATATTCTTGTGCCTGTTGCAGTTAAATCAACCGTTGTTAAATCATATTCTATATTATCATCAAAACTTGTGTAACTAAATGCAGAAGAAGGTGTTGCATTTACAAACAAACCCCATTCAAAATCACTATTAGATATATTTAAAATATCAGCTCCCGATGGAATTATCACAGCATATGGTCTATTTGCTTTTATTCTAATAGTTGCAATATTATAATATGTATTAGCAGTTGTTAAATTTACTCCTGAATTTATTTGTGATGTTCCTATAATATTTTCAGTGCCTTCTGGTGGATAACCTCCTTCTGCAATACATGTAGAACAAATTTGTTGTAATGTATAAGTACCTGCAGTTAATGTTTCAGCTCTTTCAATTTCATAACGAATTGGTAAATTTGCAGTTTGCATGTAAACTGTAGTCAAATTATTTGCATTATAGAATGTATGACACACTATAAATTGACCATTAATAATAAATCCAACTCTAGCAGCTCCAACACCTAACCATTCAAAATCTTGATATAAGATATTAGATTTATCAGGATATAATGTAAAACCACTTGGTCCTGTTCCATCTAATTTATCTCCATTCCAATTTGATTGTGATATTTCTGTATCAACTGCTGCACCTGATGTGTAAGTACGTCTAACTATTTTATAAGTAGTTCCATCCACCATAAAAAAAACACCATTGTTGGCATCAAATAAACCAACCTTTTGTTTTAAATTTGCAGTAGGAGTATTCATTACAAATGTATTAAATAATAATAATGATTTACCTGGTTCATAATGCATGACTCTTTTAGATTGTCTTATTGTTTTTGAACCAGACGCTTCTGTTACATTTAAATTAACTGTTGATTTGTTTTGTGTATAAGTAACAGTTCCACCATTTGCAGTAGATTCAGAGAATAAATTATTTTTTGATAAAACGTTATCACTATCAAAAATAGTTTCAGGATTAGAAACACGTAACCTTCCAAATGCATCTAAATTAGTTCCACCAAAAGTAACTAATTGACCACTACCTTGATTTACATTATTACAAATAGACATTAACAGCCAAACCTCATGCTAAACCAAATATTTCTTTCAATTTCTTGTTTTAATTCTTCTTGAAAAGAAAAGTTTAATTGATCTTTTAATGTTTCTAAGGCTTGATTAATCTGCCTCAAACTTTCTACAGTATAATCCTGAGGAGGTTCTGGTATATATAAATTTATTTTAGCCATTATGTTTGTGGAGCACTTCCAGCTCTGCCGTCTGGTTGAATATCTACTCTAAATACTCCATAACGCCAGTTATCATTAAGTGCATCGTTTTCAATTTTTATTGCTGCAAGTCTTCCTCTTGCACGTGTATCTATCTTATCTGTTGTTGAAGTTATTGTAAATGGACCCACAGTTGTTTGCCCTAACGCAGCTGTAGTATCTGCTGGATAAGCTCTAAATATTAATGTTACTTTTGCATTACCATCTAAATATTTAAAGTCAGGTATAAATCTCCTTATCTTAATAAAATATTCTCCATCTCCATCTATATCTAAATCAAAGTCTCCTGATTTAATAAAAGCAGATATAGCAATACTTGTTGTATTGTTACTTGTTAAATTTAATACTTCATTTACACCTACCTCATGTGCAAATACATAACTACCTCCATTACTTACACCATTTACTGTTGGTTTATTTGGGGTCAGTGTATCTAAATATTTGGTTGCAGTTGGATATTCTAATACATGAGAATCTTCATAAGTTGTTCTTGCAAGTGTACCTGTTGTCCATGTTTTATCTTCATAATTATAAGAAACTACTCTATCTATTTGAGAAGATGATGCTTTTGGATAAAACCAATTAATTTCTGTAAATAAACTATTATGCCCTGCAAATACTAATTCACCATTTGTAAAATTAAGTCCTAAATTATCTCCCTGAGTTGTAAATACAAAATCATCTACTGAAGATGATAATGCTTTAACTGTTCCATCAAATACAAAAAAGTTACCAGAATCACCCATCCAATACACAGCTCCGTCTACAAAGACTGCTGCATGTTGACCAATACAACCACAATTTGACCCAACCTGTCTAATACTAAATGTAAAAGGAGGTCCTACAAACTGCATTGTGTATGCTGCCTCATCTGTAAGCACTAACATGTAATCTTTACCTTTAACCGCTGCTACAATTCTGCTTCCATTATCTAATCTAAATGTACCTGCTGTATTAGTTGAAGTTGGTTCATATACTTCAATATCTTCTTGATCTGAAAATCTAATAAACATTGGATCTTGAGTTGCAATATTTCCTATAGATGTTTCTGTTCCAAAATGAATTAAATGTCTATCTCTATCTGATACTCTTGTTAATACTGTTGCTGTAGGATTACCTGATATAACTGTTGCTCTTGAAGTTACGCCAGCTCCTGCATTTGGATTCCATGAAAAAGTTTTACCATTTTTAATTGTTGCTATTAAAAGTTCTCCAAAATTATCTAATGACCATGATGCCGAATCAATAGTTGTATTAGAAACTGTTCTTGCAGTACCCCAAGTAGACAAGCTCCACGTACCTGCTCCCCAACCATAACCAGGTGTTGCAATTAATGGACCAACTGTTTCATAAGGATTTGTAGTAATTGTTCCTCCTGCTGTAACTCCTGTTCCAGTTTCTGTTACAGGCATAGTAATTGTAAATGTATTTGCATTTGGAACTGTTATAACTTCAAAAGTATTAGTGGTAAAATCTGCTGAAGTAAAACTAGTTGTTGGAGCTCCTGGTGTTGTTACAGATGAAAATGTAATTAGATCACCAACATCAAGATCGTGTGCAGTTTTATTAATTGTTACAGTTGTAGATCCTGTTGTTGATGTATAAGTACAAGAAGTTAAAGCAGTTGCTAAAGGTGTAATATCATAAAATATTTCATCAAAAAGAACATATAAAATCTTGTTTGTACCAATAGCAACATAACGTCTACCAGTTAAATCAAACCAAGAATGAATATCTCTAGCTGCACCTACTAATATAGATGAATTAATTTGTTGCCAACCACCTATCTTTTCAGGTGATCCGTATTGAAAACGTACGTTGTCTCCATCAATCCAACGTCCCTCTGCTTGAGATGCTGTATCGTTCTTATCAAAACCTGGAGGTAATGGTATCTTTTTTAGTGGCATATTTGTGCCTATTATAACACTAATTAAGTATAGCTAAAAGATTAAGCTATTTCTTAGGAAGTATTATATTCCAGTCTATTATTTTAATCAATTGTTCTAATTTTACTTCTTTTAAATTAAATTCTTTCATGTATTTAATCAACTCTTGAGTATCTACTAGTATCCAATTTATATCATCTTCAAATAAGACTTTATCTGCATTACTTTTATAATTAATAAGTTTTCCTTTTTTATCATTAAAATCATTTAAAAATCTTATATCAAATTTTAAATACTCATTGGAAATACGATCTATGATTCCTGAAACTTGCCATTGTTGATTATCTAAATTCCATTTAATATTTGAAAGATATTGATTAACGAATTCTATATTCATTTAATTAAAATTTTATTTTAATTATTTATTTAAAATCTTTTTAAATCGGCGGGTAAACCTAAATGAAGTCTACGATCAAATTTATTTTCTTCTGCACCTTTGGTTTTTAAATTATTATAATGTAAAAAAACTTGTGCACAATTTTCACCTACAAATGGTTCTCTCCAATGTTCTAGAAGGTTACCTTTATAAACTAACATATCACCTGGTTTTAAATTTATTTTAATTCCTTTTGTGTATTCTGAAATATAACCATTTTCAGTAATTTTACCTTTTTTTGAATCTGGTTCTATAAATATTGGCCAAGAATCTCCTCCAATATTTAATGTTGTAGAAATTTCGCAACTAAATCTATCTTTGTGCCTTTCTAATTTGTCTCCTTTTTTATATAATCTAGCATAAGAATATGTAGGAATTAATTTTAATCCTGTTTCTTCTTCCATTTTTGGCTTAACCATTTGTAATAAAATTTCCATTGCAATATCAGAATAATGTGAATATGTTTCGGGAACTTGTGAATCATTCCATACACCAAAATAAGTTGTAAAGGGAGATATATATCTTGCTTCAAATAAAGTTTTAGCGACTTGTCTTTTTAAAAAAAAATAATCATATACAAATTTTATTATTTTTTTATCCACTGCTTTTTTAATTACTACAAAACTTTTTTTATTAAATTCTTTTTTCATTATCTATAAGGATATCCTAAATTCCATAACACTAAAGAATACCTTGTTCCTTTTGTGACTGGTTTAACTGCATGCCAAACAAAAGATGGAAATACTACAATAGATCCTTTAGTTTTTATTTGATCACATTTTAATACTTTCTTTTTTATAAATTCAGTAGAACAAAATTCTAAATCTCCTCCTTCATACTCAGAAGAATCGGATAAAGAACATGTTACAGATAATTTTCTTATTTTTCCATGTTTGTTTAAATCATTTTTATCATTATAAGGTAAACTCCAAGAATCTTGATGCCAGTGATAATATTGATTTAAAGAATACTTTGTAAATTGTGCAGGTTCTGACCAATCCCAATCAAAATTCCATCCAGCTTTTATATTTGCTTCATGAATGTATGGATGAATTTCTTTATATATCCAAGGTTCGCTTAAAAAAGCGACAGTTGAATTTCTAGTTTTTAAATTTTTTTTAATTAACTTTTTTGAGGGCTTTTCTATATTTTCTAAAATTCCTGTAATACCCATTCCTTTATTATTTTGGGATTCTCCAAATTTAATAATATCATCACATAATTTATGGGGTAATACGGATTGAAAATAATAATATTGATTATTTAAATTCATGTTTTTTAAATATCATTTTTTAATTATATAAGCAATATCTTATTATATAAAAAAATTAAATATTAGATATCCAAGAATTAACTGTAGGGTTCCAATAAAAAGTATTGTTTTTATTATCTAATCCTTTCCAACATAAATTTACTTCGTCCCATGAAATTTTGTACCAATTTGATCCGTCTCCGTAAGTCTCAATAGAGGGCCATTCAACAGGAGCATTCCAAATACCTTCTTGATTTTTAACCCATGATAAAAATTCATTTTCCCATTCATTTGTATTTGAATTATATTTTAAAATCCTATTATAATATCCAATGGCTTTAAAAGTATTGATATTAGAATCCCAATATATTTTGTATTCATTTTCTATGGAATTAATAGGATAATTATTTATTAAAATAGGACCCTCATATTTGTTTACATTATTTAAATTCCAATTATCATAAGGAAAAATATTATTTTTAATATCATATACTGTAAATTTTTTATCTTCTTCATTCCAAATTAACTTTAATTTAAAATAATTAGAATCATAAACTGTATTTATGTTTGGATAACCTGTAGGAGGTTGCCAATCAAAATTTTCATCTAAAATCCAAGATTCAAATGGTTTTGGACGAATAAAAACATTATTTACAGGATCATAGGTGTAACCAACTCCTGCATATTGTTTTCTAAAGTTATTATTATAAGATGTTTGAATATATTTTACTCCGTCTTTAGATAGCGGAGTATAACTTGCAAAATAAGTAGCAGCTTCTTCGGATTGCTCACCTCCATGATTTTTAATATCTTCGTTGCAAGCAGTGTATACTATTAAAACTTTATTATCCTTATCTATTTCAGCAAAATGTCCCATTATATTTTTTATAATAAAGTTACTGTTCCAGGAACAGTAAATTGTAAAAGTTGATCTCCTGATCCTAAAACTGTTCTTGTATTTGTAGCAGGAGACGCAGACACAGTTCTAGCTCCTGGACATCTTAAAATTACAATTCCTGAACCTCCTTGACCAGCAGTTCCAGCTGGACTACGTCCTCCACCACCTCCTCCAGTATTTGCTGTGCCATTTGTTCCATCGCCAGCTCCACCACCACCAGCTCCAGCACCACCATTAGATGCAGATCCTGCACCACCACCTCCTCCAGCAACTGTTACTGAAGAATCCGTAATAGAAGAAGCTGTTCCAGCTCCTCCAGCTCCACCTCGAAACGAACCACCAGGTTCTGTGTAAGGAGATCCAGCGGCATTAGATCCTCCGCCTCCTCCACCTGCAAATCCTTCAGCAGGATTAGATCTACCAAATCCTCCAGGTTGTCCTCTTCCAACAATGGCTGTTCCAGTTCCACCTGGTTTATTAGCTCCTGAACTTCCTCCTCCACCACCCCCAGATCCTCCAGGACTTCCAGGAAAAGTTCCAACATCAGAACCTCCTCCACCATATCCGCCAGCTGTTTCAGTAATTGCAAGAGGAGTTCCTGGAGCAATAGAGGATGGATTTCCATTAGATCCATTACCAGTTCCAGTTGTTCCACCTGCTCCACCTGCTCCTACAGTTATTGATGCTGGTGTTGATAAGGTTAACGAGGTTGCTGGAAATGCAATATTTCTTCCACCTGCTCCACCTCCTCCACCATAATTACTTCCACCGCCACCTCCTCCAGCAACAACTAAATAAGAAAAACTAACGGGACTTGCTTTTCTTGAAGCTAATCCAAATGCTTTTGCTGAGGCTCCTCCGCGTGTTGAGTTTATAGGCATTACAAAATCTCCTTAATTAAATTGAGTTTGTGCTGCTAGAATTGTATATGCTGGTGTTGTTGCTGTTTTAATTACAGTGAATGAATAAACATCAATACCTGCATTACCTGAAGTTGGTGCAGAACCACCTTGATATTCTAAAGTCACGTTTGTAGATGATCCATCAATTGTTATTGTTGAAACATAAAAAGTTGAGTTAGTATTTAAATAAGCACCTGTCATAGATTCACCAACTGACATTAAAGTATTAAGAGTAGTTGCAGAACTACCTCTTAAATTTAATGTAAATTGACCAGTAGCTGTTCCTGTATGATATTCAACAGCACCATCTAAAAAATTAAAATTCATGGTGCCTGTAGTTGCTGTTGTGTATATATTAACTTTTTCTTTTAACTCATCAATTCTACCCATTCCGTTGAACGTTATGGCTCCTGTTCCTTTTGGTGTAAAATTAATACCAATATTCGTATCGCCACCAGACGCTGTAAAATTTGGATTATTTCCAGTTGCAGCATTAGCAAGAGTTACTTCGTTAACTGCTGAAGCTGTTTGACTAAATACAACTAATTCATTTGAATTAGCATCTGCTATAAATTTAGTGTCAGAAAATAAAATATTATTAGCATTAGTGCTTAAATTTGCACCTAATGATATTGTTGCTCCTGTTACTGTTGGAGCACCAAGAACTGCTGATGTTAAAGTTTTATTTGTTAAAGTGTTAACACCATTTGTTGTATCTATTAAAGTATCAATAACATTAGTTCCATTTGAATATAAAACTTTTGTAGATTTATCTGTTGTTCCAAAAGTAGGACCTGTGCCACTAACTGTTTTAAATTGTACAGTAAAGGCACCAGAAGTGTTATTATAAATGATATATGTTTTTTCAATTCCATCTGGAATTGTAACTATTTGATTTCCTGTAATTGTTCCTGTTAATTCTATGACAGCATTTCTTGCATTAGAAATAGTTGCATCTGTCATTGCAAGAGCTGTAGTTTGAGCTCCGCCTGCGATAGAAACTGCTTGATATCCAGCGACTGCTTGTTGTAATAAATTTAAATTTGTATTTGTTTTATCTCCCCATGTACCCGAGTTTTCACCCGTTACCATTAACTCAAGTTTAAGGTCTGTAGAATACGATGATGGCATAAAAATTACTTATAATATTATAATATTTATCAATTTTAGTTTCATTAAGCTGCTATGTCAACCACAGCCCAGCTATTACTTACTCCTATATCTACCACTGCCCAAGCTGTAACAAATAAGCGACCTGTAGAAGCTGTCATATTTACGCCAGTCAATGTGACAGATCCATCAATAGTAAATGTTACAGTTCCTGTAGTAGTTAAAACACTAGAACCTGTTAAAATAATAGTAGCTACATCTCCACTAGCTGTGCCTGTTGTTACATTTAATAAATTTGTACTAACATCTACAATAGCATTTCCTACAATATCTTCGTTTCCTAAAGTTATAGTTAATAAATTTGTGCTAAGTTCTGCAAGAACAGCTATATCTATAAATAAAGAATTAACTGTAGAATTCATGGAATCACCAACTACTATTTCAGATGTATTACCATCTGCAGTAATTGAGTAAGCACCAATTGTTGTATTTAAAATATTTGTAGATAGTACAACCTCAGCATTACCTAATCCGCTTTCATCTCCTAAACTTATTTGTAATAAATTTGTTGTTACATCAACTATTTGACCAACTGCAATTGAAACATTATTAATTGTTATATTTACTAAATTAGTAGATAAAGTTAAATTAGAATCTGCAGTAATAGAAACTGTACTAACTGTAGAATTTAATTGTTGTCCTGTAGTTAAAATTTCTTGACCAACTGCAATTGAAATTATTCCAGTTGTTGTTTGTAATTGTGAACCAGTAACTACTACTGGAAGGTCAGATCCCCAAGTGCTTTCACCCCAAGTACCTCTGCCCCATCCAGTAATAATTGTCATAGGATTTCTCCTATTAAGCTATTCTTAATATAGCTGCTGCAGATGTAAATGCTGGGAATTGAATTGTAAATGTTCCAGACGTTGCAGTTTTATCAGCACCAAAATCTAGTACACAAACTGATTTATTAGAAGCTGATGTATTATAAATTAAAGCTCCTCTTGCAGTAAGTGTTACTCCTGTAAAAGATAAATCTGCGAAATCAATGATTGCTACTGAACCATCTAATGATACTTGTTGAGAAGTTAATACACCTCCTCCAGCAGTATATTGTCCTGTATTAGAAACTTCATTACTTGATGAATATACTGTTGTATTAGCATCTAATGTAGCTGCTGATGAATAAAGTGCTAATTTAAAAACTTGTCCTGAACCTGAATCAAAATCATGCACAGCACCTAAAATTTCTGATTTGAAAGTGTTGCACACTGCTTGTGTTATTGCCATATGTTGTACTCCTTATAGTTGTTATGGGGATGGTGAGTTAATTTTGATACGTAACACTCCATCCTGAAATTCGTCTCTGCGTCTTCTACCTGTTTGTTCTAACGCAAATCCTTGTAATGCTGTATTATACTTGTCCTGATACAGTTTGTACATATCCATCGGACCTTTTAGATATGCAAAAGCCTCTACTAAACATGCATATAATAATAGTTCTGGTGCATTTACACTTACATAAGTTGTTGTATTTGAAGCACTTAAACCATCTGGTGTATAAACATAGTCTAAAGTTACAGCATAAGCTGCATTTGGAGTAGGAGCTACTTCAATAGCATCTTCTCTAAAAGTTGCATAATATTTTGGAAATCCTGTAGTGCCTGAAGCATTATATTCAGTAATAAATGTGTCATCTCTAGGTTCTAAAGCGACTTGAATATTTGAACTATTTGTTGCAACCACGGATCTTACAATTAAAGCTCTTCTAGATGTATTACTTCCAGAAGATCCTGATGAATTTGGTAAAACTAAATATTTATTATTTGCTGTAAATGTAGAAGTAGCATATTCTCTAGAATAATCTGCATCTGTTTCTCTAAATATTCTAAATTCAGAATCTCTAATAAATCCATTAACAATAGTAGAAGTTAAAACTTCAGATCCTACTTCTGTATAATCTCTAATTTTTTGTACTAATTCTGCGTATGTCATTTTATGTTATATTAATAGTTACATCCCCTACATTTGAATAAGCTTGTCTTCTAGAATTAATAATATCTCCACTTATACCTGGCTGCATTCCAATAGATGTGTATTGTCCTGGCCAATATAATAAATCTAACTGTACTAAACATCCTCCACCTGGAACAGTATCTGATCTTGCGTTTTTAAGTCCCTGTGGATCTGCTTTATGATGTCTTGGATCTAATTGAGGTTGTTTTGGTTCATACTCAGTATAATGGACGAAAGAACCATTCCATTCTGTTTTCATTTCAACATATGGAAATTGCATTCCTGATCTATCAGAAATTGCTAGTGATCTTTTACCTCTTGCAAATGCCATTATACACCATCCCCAAAGTAAGTATAAGGTGAAATATAAGAACTTGTTCTTTGCGAATCTTCTTCTAAAGCTCTTTGTATTTCATCTTCATATATTAATTTTAATCCTTGTACCCTATCAGGAGCAACTTTTTGTCCAAGATAATAAGCAAGTCCAGATATCATACAGGGTAAAAATCTATAAGGAACATTGGCTTGATCATTATAATCACCCGCATCTTGAATTCTACTAATGTAATAATATTTTAAATAAGTATATTGAGCACAATCAGGTGACAAATATAAAGTAATTGTTGGATTAATTTGACGATTTACATAATATTGTGAAGGCTGTCCTTGTTGTCCCTTATTAGGAAGGGCTGCATAAGCAGATCTATCAATCTTATCTAAAGAAATATCGTTTGTTGTTTGAGTAATAGTTTCAGCTGTAGAAACATAAGCTTCTAATACATCACTGCAGTCAGATGGAGTTGCATAAGTTGCAGTTCCTGCAGTTAATAATTGATTTTTTAATTCTACTTTCCAAAGATGAACACCTCTATTTCCCCATTCAGAAAATAAAATGTTTAAACTTCTTCTTGCTGACTTTATATTATATCCGCTGTTAGTTCTAACACCACAACGTTCATAAGCTTCTTCAATAATATCGTCTATATCTAAATCAAATGATGTAGTTCCTGAAGTAGCCATATGTCATAACCTACTTCTTTTTAGGACTTTTTAACTGACTAGTTTTTACATTCTCCTGACCTTTGGCCATGATTTTCATTTGCTCTTTAGTTGCAAATTTAGGAGTAATTTTAGATTTTTGGTATTCTTTCATTCCCATTTTAGTATTCTCCGAAGTATTGTTTGTTAACTTGAATTGCTTTTTGACCTTTAACTATCATTTTACCTTTTTTTGCTTTAATAGGTTCACCCATAGCTTCTTGAATAGCCATTCCTCTTTTTTTCTCATAAGAGGATAACATTCCATCTTTGTTTAAATCTGCTTTTGGTGATAGTTTTGCCATTACACCTTCTTTTGCTTTCATAGGTCTCATTTTACCACTTTTTGTTTCTTCATATCCTTTTTTTTCGAGCATAGTTTCTCTAGCTTCCATAGCTTTTGATTCCATACCTTCATGTTTCATGGACATGTCTTTATATTTTTTAGATTTTTTCATCATATGCTAAATATACCTCATTTTTGTCATATTATATATACCACCACTTTGCATTTTTTTAGGTTTTTTCAATATTGTCTTAACATTTGTAGGTTTTGGCCCCACATTACCAGCTGCTCTTTTTCTAATTATCGCTGATCTTTTCTGACTTTCAGTCATTCTTGCTGCTTTTGCTGCAGGAACACATTTTGGGTAACCTCTTTTTGACCCATTCGCTGATTTTCTTCCACATTCTTTATATCCTCCCCCTTTTTTTGGTGCAGAAATGTCTACCCATTTCTCATTAAACCATTTTGCAAGACCACCTTGTTGTAGACCAAGATCAAAATAGTATTGTCCTGTTTTTTCAAAACCTTTTTCTTGTTTTAATTTTGCTTTTTGTTCTGTAATAATTCTTGCAGCTTCTTTTGAACCAACTCTTTTAGCAAGTTCTATAACTGATTCTTCTTTATCTTTATCATCAGGCATTATTTTAATAAATCGTTGTAATAATTTTTTAAAGAAGAATTAGAATAACGTTTATCATTCATTTTTACTTCTATAAACTTGCCCATATATGCACCTTTTGGTTTCCAATCTTTTCTTTTCACGCCTGATGGGTCTTTTATTTTACCTGCACAGATTTTTGAAGCATAAGCATTTGCATAGGCACTTGGATAAACTGCAAATTTTCTTTTTGCTGCTGCTTTTCCTCTAGAACATAATTTAGTCATTATTTTTTCTTTCTTTTTTTATATTTAAGCATAGCTTTAGATGGTTTTGCTCCACGAAGTTTACCTTCTATTTGTTGTGGTATTTGAGATCTTCCAATTGGCATATGATTAATCTAGTACAGTATATACAATTCTACCATTCAATTTTTCTGCCTTCAAGTACTGCTTTCTGTTGCTGTTTACTGAATAACTACAATGCACCCATCCACTGTTAGGCTCATTTTCATTCCAAAACTCAAGTATACATTGATCATAAGTTAGGTTTTTTACAATAAACTCTGCGACCTCTTTATTAGGTACTCCAAATATTTCAAAGTCTGCTGCTTCTCCTTTTGTATGCTGACTTTTGGCTGATGATCCTATGGCTTCACAAAGTGCAACGGATCTATAACCAGAGGATATAGAAACAGGCATGCCATAAAAATCTCTTAAAGGTTGTAATATTTTTTCACAAAGTATTTTAAGATTTTGTATTTGTTCTTCGTTTGGAGTATTATCTATTCCAAGTCTAGTTGCTTCTTGAGACTTTGTTAATTCGTTTAATGTAAAACTTTTACTTAGGTTCATATATTTCCAAATATGTTCTTAATAATAAATTAGGATAATTTGGATTAGTAGCATACTTTTCAAGTTTAACAAAGTACCTAGTGGGTATATTTATATTATTTAATCTTTGATATTCTCTTTCTTTTCTAAAATCTTCATAGTGATGATTATTATTTAACAAATTAATATAGTATCGTATAGAATCACATTTAGTTTTAAATTTAGCTACTCTCCAATTAATAGTATCTGGTTGCCCATCTGGCAACATTCCTTTTTCTAAATTTGTAAATTGTCTTATTCCAAATAAATTATTACCTTCGTTTGCAAATCTAGATCTACCATAATTAGATTCTAGTGAAGCTTTAGTTACTATTAATTGTCTATTGATTCTTTGATCTGAAGAGATGGTGCTCCTTTCTAAATAATCTATGCACCTATTTACATTGTTTATAAATTCTTTACCTGTAACAGCCCGAAAGGCGGGTTCTTTTAGTCTAGCTATATATCCAATTAAAACTAAAAATAAAAATGTTAATATAAAACTAAGAATCGTTAGTCTTTTTAGATTTTGTGCTTCTGTCATATTTTTTACATTTACATTGATTTAAAAGACAGCAATCTCCAATTGCTAGGTTGTTAATACAATTAGTCTTGTTTAACTTCTTTGATTCGTTTGATGCCATGTTTATCAATTTCTATAATGGCTTTTACTTCTTTACAGCTCCATGAAGTAACACTTGGGTTACCATCACGTTCTACTTTTCTTTTTTGTTCTAAACAATCTGCTATAGTAGCTTTAGGTGAATATCCTTCTAGTTTACCATTCATATACATTAATAATGCAAATACTATTTCAATCATTATTTACCTCGTAAAGAATCTATTTCTTTTTCTAATTTATCTACTTTTTTTTCTAATTGAGCTATTAATACTTTTGTATGAACATTTTCTTCTAATTGTTTAGTATGCTTCTCTATTGTTTTAGCTTGATATTCAATAAGCATAAATAATTCTTGATTTTTTGGAGTCTGTTCTGCTTTCTTTAATAAATCTTGAGCCATTAATTTTTCATTGGTCTCTAATCTATTTAATCTTTCAACTATGCCAAAATAAGTCCACACTGCTACAACAATAGCAGATACAATAGCTACTATATTTTTTATAGGTAAAGCTACACTTGTTTGATCACTAATTTTAAATTCACTACTCATATTTTTTATCCATTATATCATAAAAAAATTTGTCTGTGTCATCAGTTACAAATTTTTTATTTTCAACATTCCATTCTGTAGTTTGTACTTTATAATCTGGCCAATGTGTTGAAGTTGTAAAACTAGGAATACTCCACAAAATACGATTATTAGGCTGAGCTGCAAAATTACCGTTATCAAGAGCCAAAATGTGAGCACACTTATGCTGATCGGGAATTTCAGAATGTTCAGTATCGATGATATTAGGTTCTGGATGTGCCCAATCCAAAGTGAATAAATATTCTCCATGAATAAATTTTTTATCCTTTCCTAAATATTTACAACGTTGCCCTATTAAAAAATCAAAAGTAGTAATAGCAGGATAATAACTAAATGAATTCCATAGCTGAAGATCTTCGAGATCTTGATGTTCCATTTGTGGGCTATGCACATCAGTGCCGATTCTTCTTTGAAGAAAAGCAGAGATAGGAAGCCTCCAGTATATTGCACCATTCGTAAGTAAAGCATGAAATAAGATTGCACGCCCTGGAATACTTGCAATAGCAAAGACCACACAATCTTCAGTTTCGCCGTGATGTTCTCGTAAGTCATATAAATATTCCCTTCTTATTTTACAGTATATGGGTGGTATGTTAGCATTTAAATAAGACATTGCAAGTTAACATTTCCATCGTCTTCTAGCCTGTCTTAATCTTGAATTTGGGTCTTTTGCAGCACCTGGAAACATCTTCATTTGTCCAGCACTTCTTGCACAAAATGATTTTCTTCTTTTGGCTGCTTTACTTCCTGGTTTAACTTTACCAGTTACTGCTGTGGATAACTTTGAACCTGGGTTTTCTCTTCTATATCTTTCAACTCCAGCTTTTGTCATTCCAGCACCAGCTTTTGTTGGTCTAAAATATTTTTTATTTTTAGGGGGTTGTACATCTCCTCCTCTAGCCATACCTTCTTTTTTTTCTTCTTTTTCTTTTTTACTTTCTGTTTGTATGGGAGCTACATAACCTGTAGCTTGAGAAGCTTGTGGAAATAATGATTGTGTATAATATCTTTGTTCGTAATCACCTGGTTTGCCTTGGTAAGCTCCAGATTTAATAGCTAAAGCTCCACCTAATGACATTTTTTTAACAGCTTTACCTGTTCCTTTTTTTTGGATGCCTAAGCCAGACATTTTTATTTGTCTATAAATAATGTTATATTTAATGCACTGGTATTAGATGTTACACCAATACCATCAACAATAAATTTACCACCTCTGGCTGCATATAAAACACCATCTTCTGGAAGATTTAAAGTTTCTGTTGCATTCGCTCCAACAGACACTGCAATGTAAACTTCTGTATTAACTGAAGAACTAACAGTTGTTGCGTTCGCTAAACCATTAATAATAGCTGTTCCAGCTACACCAGTGGATTGAATCATAAATCCTCTTAATCTTGTAGGTCCTGTAAATAAAACTTTATTAGATTCTGTGCTAGCACATATGACTGGTTTTACGTCTGATTTCATTTTAACTCCTTAGTATTTTTTAATTATAAAAGAAAAAGGGGCCAAAGTAAACCTTGGCCCCTTATCGTAGAAAGACTTAAATTATTAAGCCGCTCCTGGAGTTCCGAAGATTCCTCTAGGGTCAGACCAGCCGAAGCTGTATCTTTCTCTAGCTTTAAATCTAACGTTACCAGTGTCAAAATCGCCTTCGATAGCTGTTTTGATTGGACTTCTAACGAATTCTTTTAATCCGTTAGGAGCGTCAGTAATAATGAAGAACGCATCCGTGTCAGTTAAGAAGTGATTAACTCTGTAACCTTCAGGGATCATTCCCATATTCAACATAGCATTAATATCATTCTTAGCGAAGTTATTAGTCTGATTTGTTGATAAAGGAGATTTTAAAACTCTCTCAGCAGTAAATTGTAATTCTTTTGGAATAATCAATTTTCTACCTTGTAGAGCGATTTTCAATCCTCTTTCATCTACGAATCCTGCAATGTCAATTAACGATTGTTCTAATGAAGTTTCGTTAAGATCGGCTGCAGTCGCTAGAATGTTTGAAAATGTTGATCCATTAGCAAGAGGATGATTATTAGCTAAAAGCTGAACGCCATCACCTCCTGTGTATGCAGAATCAAAACCATTATTCAAAATGTTAGCTGCTATTGTTTGTTTAGTTTGTGACATTGAACGAGCTAAAGCTCTAGTATATCTAGAAGCTAATCTATCGTACAAGTTATCTTCAATCGCTTCCTCAGTTATAGCAAATGCTAATGCAATTGTTTGATGAGTGTATCTTGAAGTGTAGGCTTCAGAAGCTTGATCGAACTGCACTCCTGCACCTTCTTGTTTGATAGCAGCACCTGCGAAACCCGTTAACATTACTTCTTCTTCAAACGCTCTGTCTGAAGTTTCAGATGTAAAGATTTCTGTGTGCTCGTTGTCGTATCTGTTATATTCCAGGCCGAATAGGGCATTCAATCCTGGCTCTAGTTCTTTAACTAGCTGTGAACGTGATATAGCCATGTTTTATTCTCCTATTATAGTCCTGAGGTAGCAGATCTATAGAAATGATTGTTAATTCTAACAAGTACATTCATATTAGATACAGCCACATCGCTGTTAAGTACGTCGCCTGATATATCAATTGCTTGAACTAGGAATGTAGAAGCCGTTCCTGACTCTGACACGTCTAATTGTACATTAGATATACCTGTTTTAGTATTTCCAGTCTCATTAGAGATTGAAAAGTTTTTAAAGATGTCGGCAACTGCAAAAACATCATCAGCATTTATTTCAAATACTGTGTCTGGGCCATCAATTACGAAAGCGATAATATCGCTCGCAACTGTTGAACCTGGAAGATAATTCTTCCATGTTGGTTTTTGAGTTGTCGGATCTGTATAAAAACATCCATTAAATACTCCCACTGCAGGTGTAGATGTATTTGCAATAGCTCTTCCAACATTACCAGAAGCGAATGGGATCACCACATCACCTTGGTAAATTGAAGTAGAGTTATTGTTTGCTACTCTATATCTGTTTTGGGCGTTAATGAATGGACTACCGTTAAGTTGTCTACTTGGTCTTAGACCAAATTTTTCTGTTACGTTTGCCATTTATTATACTCCGTTTATTTTAATTTAATTTACAGTAGTTGACTTTTGCCAAAAAATTATGACTTACGTCCACCACCAAAAGTTACACGGGATTGCCTTTCAATATTGATAGGCATTCCTGGTCGTTGTTCCTTCATTAGATCGGCATCAATCGACTTAATTCTATCCTGAGTAATTCTTTTAAAATACTCGGAACGACTTTTGACAATCTCTTCAGGTATCCTTGCCAACACAAGGCCGCCAACCCCTACTAACCCAGCATATTTTCCCTCAGAGATCACTGGATAATCATGATCACCCATAGAATTTTGAATTTCTTCGGCTCTCACAAATTCCCAACCTTCTCTGAGTTTTTTAGATACGTTTGCCGTATCTTGAAAACCCTGCGATTCTGTTCTAATCCATCTGTGAACAAAACCCGCTGGTGCTTTAGGTGCATCCAGACTTGACGGTGGAGTCCAAGGCTTCTTACGAAGATCCTTATTTCTTACTTCTGACTCGCGTGAAGTTCTTTTATTTATTTTATCGCTCATTATACCTCCTTCACGTATTTAGCGTACTCTTCTAGTGGCACCCCTAATTTTTTAGCAATAGCCACCTGTGATTTGGTGAGTCTCACGGTTCTGCGTCCTGATTGTTTTCTACCAGCAGAAGCAACAGTTTGGACGGGTTTCCTGTTCTCCTCTGTAATCTCAACTTCTTGAGATTTTGCAAACTTATGAGGATATAAATCTCTCATACGTTTATCTACCTCATTATAATACTCATCACTCTCTGCGTCAAACCCCTGACTTACCAAGTCTTCATGAAGCATAAATGCTGAATTTGTCATGTATTTATCATTACCAAACCACTCATTTTTTTCAGCCCATGACTTAGCTTTTGTACTTGGAGTGATTGGTTGTTGAGGTACTTGTTGCACAGGCTGAGCTTTTTGTTGTTCCTCAAAGGTTTTTTTAGCTGCCTCACGCTCGCTCATAACGATTCGTGCCTTTTCCTTCTCAACAGACAACCTTGTCAGTTCATCTTGTGCTTGTGTTATTTGTTCCGCATCTTGAGACTCAATTGCAGCTTTTAATTTAGCTTTCGCTTGTGCACGTTGAGCATCAACCCTTGCGTCAAATTCTTTGATATAGTTTGTATCTACATCTAAATACTTAGATTCAGCATCTGAGTATTTTTTTTGTAAACCTTTAGCATATTCTAAAGCAGCTTTTTCTCTTCTTTCTGCTTCACGTATTTTATAAGTTAACTTATCAATACGTTTTTTTACGCTTTCAGTATACTGTTCTAGATTCTCACCTTCTGGTTTAGCTTCTGTTTTAGTCTCAACTTTAGCTTCAACTTTAGCTTCAACTTTAGGTTGATCTTCTATTTCTTCAACGGCAATTTTTTCTTTTTCTTTTTCTGCTTTGCCATCGTGAGTTGTATATCCTAAATCAACTTCACCAACATTTAAGTTAGGAGCTTTTTTAGGTGCTTCCTTTTCTTTTATTTCAACAGATGTTTCATTAGCGTCATCTAAATCTAATTCAACCTCTGGTTGTTTTTTTGTTTCTTTATCCATGTTGTCCTCCTATTAGTACATGTGCAAAATATCAGCAGGGTTATCAATCTTAGCAATGATTTCATCATCATTAAGAATTCTAACTTCACCACCTTCTATTTTGAATCTGCTACCTGCATACCTACCAAAGATTACCCAATCACCCTCTTTGCACCACGGTCCTAGTGGAAACTTTTCTTTGTCTCTATAACAAAGATTTCCCATTTTAAGAACGTAAGCACAAACTGTTGTCATTTGAATTGTATCTTTAGAAGTATCAGATAGAATAATTCCACCTTTAGTTTGAGCTGGCCCAGCATATGGTAAAACCAAAAGTCTCCAACCCGTAGGCTGAGGCATTCTATCTAAAGTAGATTTATCTATTGAATTTGGGTTGAGAACTTTCTCAACCACTTCTTTGTCTTGGTAAACGTCTTTTAAACCTTCATGTATAGAAGGAATATCAGTTGTTACTGTCGTCGTCATCTTCACTATTCTCCCGTTTCAGCAGGTCATTAAGATCCTGAAGCAGAGTTTCTAAAGCTCTGAGTTGACCTCTAGCATAGTGAAGTTTATCAAGCGTGTCTATACCATAGCAAAGGTCATCCTTTATTAAGGTTAAACGCTTGTTTATTAGTTTTTTTATATCTTGAACTGTATCAATACTTAGCATTTTGTTAATGTACGTATAATATTATACTGTTCGTTATTGTCAAATTCTTTTCCAAGACCTATTTTATGTGACCATTCTTTTGCATATGTGCCTTTAATAAATATCTCTGTTAAATCTTCTCCCCATTTTTCTAGTCCTTTTTTAAGATATTGCTCTCGTCTTACTTTTTCTTGTTCTGTAGATTCAGCTCCGTCCCAAGAAGACTTACCATGAAAATGTAATATAAATGGATATACTGCTAACATTGTTTTATAACCTTTGATAGCAGCTCTAATTCTATAATCCATATCTTCTCCACCACAATTAGAAAAGGTGTGATCAAAATAACCAACATCATTATGTATTTGATAAGGTATTCTAGCTAAATACATTTGCATAAATATACGTTCACATAAGTCATTGAATTTAAATTGATTTTGATGAAAATCTACGATAGCATCTAAATAACTTTCTTTACCAATATATTCTTCTAAATACATAGTTGGTGCTGTTGTAAAGTTTGGACTTTTATACATAAAGTTTACATTACAAACTGGTATTAAAATCATATCATCTTTTTGTTTTAATACATCTAACCAACCTTTAGTAAATACAACATCGTTTGTAATAACAACAAAATGACGTTTAAATTTTTTAGCTATTCTTAAACCTTTATTAAAGTTTTCTGCCCAAGATTTTGGGGTTTTATTATTGATATAAATATCTATAGGATATTCTTCTCTAAATGCATTGGTTCCATCATTATTAACAAAAACAAATATATCTCCTTTTTCAATTTTAGTTTCTTTAAAAAAAGAATATAATGCAAGTCTAGAATATTTTTCTGTAACTTTAGAACTAACAAAACAAAATACGTGGTTCATGCTATTCTTTCTAAAATAGTTAAACCATTATTATTAGTAAATACTTCTTTTGTTTTCCAATTGGAATTATCTTTTAAAAATTCATCTATAGCTTGATTTAATTGTGGACACAAAGTTGTATCATGAAACATTAAATATTTGTTTACTTTATGGCCGTGCATTTTTAATTCTTTAGAACATTGTTCATATGTATGAGCTGTATCAATAAATAACAAATCTGTTTGTTCTATTTCTAATTTTTCTGCGATTGTACTTACACAAGTAAATGTAAAATCTTTTTGAGTTTCTTTTGCAGATGCATAATGAAACTTTAAATTTTCATTTATATTTTCTATATCAAAACATCTAATTATTTTTGCTCTAGAAGCTAACCATGCCCAAGTACTAACCCCAGTTCTAACACCAAATTCAGTAATATGATTACATTCATTTGCATATTTATGCATAACTGGAAGATGTTCATTAATATCTGATTTAGTATATTTAGAATAATTAAAAGAAAACTCTGTGATGTCATCTACTTTTAAAGTTATTGTATAGGTCATATTAATTTTTTAGTCCAAGTCTTTGGAGTTTTATCATTTATAATTTCTATGTCTAGGTGATACTCAAAGGCCCGTGGTCCGTGGTCCTTGATATACTCATATGTTTTCCTAATACCATCCTTTGTATTAGTCATCGTCTTATATCCTAAAAGTTTTCTGGCTTTGTCAGATGAACAGGTTGCATGTTTAACTTCTTGCGGACGATCAGGTACATAAATAAATTCGCCGTTGAAACCAGTAAGATTGGCACACGTCTCAGCGACCTCTTTGATTGTGACAAACTCTTCATCAGGCCCGATGTTAATGACTTGGCCCACGACTGACGGATCATCGACCATTTTAAGTAAAGAACTTAAACAATCATCTACATACGAAAAACATCTTGTTTGTAATCCGTCTCCATAAATAATTGGAGGTTTACCTTGAAGCATACGATTAATAAAAATAGATACTGCATTTCTAAATGGATCATCATATTTTTGATTAGGTCCAATAATGTTATGAGGAACTGCAATAACTAATTCTACGCCATGAACCTTACATAATGTTTTTAATATTTCTTCTCCAGCAACTTTAGATATACCATAAGGATCTACTGGTTTAGTTGGCATGTCTTCTGTAAATGGACTTGGTTGATCCCCATATCTTGCCATGGATGAACAATAAATAATTCTTTTAACTTTATTTTGAATAGCTGCTGTTGCAACACCGACTGTTGCCATAATATTATTTTGTGTAATTGTGTAAGGAGAGAATACCGATAATCCTTCATGAGCTGTTGCTGCACAATGAAATAATACATCAATGCCTTCTGTAACTTTAAGCATTGTTTTAAAGTCAGCACAATCTGCTTTATAAAAATCTTTTAGAAAAGGAATATTATCTTTATCCCCACCTATTAAATTATCAACACCTTTAACTTCGTATTTTCTATTAAGAAATTCTCTACAAATATGCGAACCTAAGAACCCTGCGGCACCTGTAACTAAAATTGTTTTGGTCACTATTCAATGACTTTCTTTTCTCTTTTGATATGACCTAATACAGTTCCTTTGTGCTCACCTTCTTTGATAGTATAGCCAGAAGTTCCATTACCATTAATTTCAACTTCTTTTCTACTTCTAAGTAAAGTATTATTTTTCTTTTCTATTTCTTTATTAGAAAAGTTTTTAGCTATTAAGTCTTTTAATCGTTCTAACATTAGAATGCTTTTTCTATTTTTATAATTGGTTTATCTATATTTGGTGAATTTATATTATTGCACGAAAAAAGCAATAACAAAATAACTAGGTATTTCACTATCCGTTTTCTTGGTCTTTTGGCTGAGGTTTATTAGCCATTGTTCTAGCAACGGATTCTGCGGATCTTCCTACCACATATCCACCAAGACCTATTTGAAGTAGTGTCCAAACATCTCCTGGTAAAGTTATAGTAATAGAAGCTTTAAAAAAGAATAAGATTACGGGCCCTAATACATAATTCCATACAAGAATAAATATAAGCACATACATTAATAAAGGTCTCCAGCTAGATGCAAACCAACCAGCTTTAGCTTCTGCTTCTATAATTTTAGCTGCCGCAGTTAACTCTTGTGTATGTGACTGCATTAATTGAGTTTGTAAATCAGCTTTTAACTTTGCTTGTAAATCTTTATCAGGTACAGATTTTTCAATTGTACTAAATAATATTTTGGCTAGTGGTGCAATTGCATTTAACATAGGTAACATATTATAGCTTCTTTAAATTTTTATCTACTGGTGGTATTTGTGGCATAGGACCTTTTAATGGCGGTGGCCCAAATCGTTTACCTAGTTTTGGTTCTTTTTCTTTTTTAATCATTTGTTTTGTTTTTCTCTGGCTAAGTTAATTTTTTCTTTAGCAATATTTAAACGATCATTGGATTGTCTATCTTTAATTTGAATCTCTTGTTGTTTCATTAATGTATCTACTTTAAATTGAGAAGCATTCAATGCATTATCTGTCAAAGTATTATTTTGTTTAATTTGTAAATCCATAGCTTTCAAATCTAATTCTCTTTGTTTCAATGCCACAAGTGGATCTACTTGTTGTTCGCCCGCAGCTTCTGCTTGTTGTAGTTGTGCAGTAAGTTCTACAGTACGTTGAGCAATAGCTCCATTCATTTTAACTGTAAACATTTGTGGATTTGTTTTAGAAAGCATTACATCTTGTGGATTCATTGCCATAGCTTCTACAACTTCTTGTGAAGCTTTTTGTGAAATATGCTCTGAGATATGTCCTTGTAGTAATGCATATACAGCAGGATTAATTTGTACCATTCTTGTTTTAATAAATAATGAGTGAGCTGTTATATGTGCATCATGGTCTTGTGTAGGAAATGCTTTTGGTAATTTCATTTGTAATGCTTCCATATTTTCTATAGCTGGGTCCTTTGGAATTTTTGGTTCCTCTGGTTTTAATAACTCTTCAATGTTTTGAGTTCCTAATGCTTGATAGACTCTTCTGTATGCTTCTCTAATATCATGAATCTCTGGAGCTGAAATTGCAATCTTTAATGTTTCATTAGCAAGAGTTACTCTTTGTGCTAAAGAAAATACATTTGGATCTGCAACTGGAATAACATCTACTCTGTCATCAAAGTCTGTAAGTTTTACAAAACGATCTCCACCATAAACTGCATACGGATATACGGGTGGTAAGTACGTTGCAAATATTTTATGTAACAATCTAAATTCAGTTCTCATAGAATAATAACATCGTTTATGAATAGCTGACATTACTCTTGAGCCTCTTTCTAATAATGCAATGGTTGTACCAACGGCAGCTTGTTGATTACCATCTCCAACTTGAATATCTGCTATTGCTGCAAAACGTTGTCCTGCTTCAACACAGAAACCCATTAATTGAAATAAAGTTGCACTTGGTTCTTTAAATGGAAGTAATTGAAATTGATCTTTAATGTTTCCACCTGGTGCATCTACATCTCTAAACTCACCTGGTTGGAATGGTTGGTCATCATCTCTAATTCTTAAACCTCTAGCTTTAAATCCAGCTGGTAAGTTTGCTAATGTTCCAGCATCTAACAATTGTCTTAGAGCTTGAGTTGCTGATCTAGATAATCCACCAATCATGTGAATTAAACCAAATCCATAAAATCCTAAACCTGGTAAAAACTTAAAGTGTACAAAGTAATCTTTTCTAATCTTTAATGGATCATTCTCATCATAGTTTCTATAGATAGATAAAATCTTTTGTGATCCTTCATCTAAAGTTACAATATATGGAATCTTAATATTTTTACTTTTATCATTAGAAGTTTTTTCAAATTCTTCTAGATCTAAATCTACATGCATCTCCAATATATTAAATTGAAAATCTATATTATTGCCTGGAGACTGAGTTCCTTCTAATTGATTATATTTCTTTTGAATATCACTCTCTTGTGGATTTGTTTCTTGTAATTCTACATCTCTATAAAATCCAGCTTCTTGTTTCTTACGAATGTCGTTCTCAGACATTTTAACAATGTGAGTAATTCTTTCACAATCTTTTAAATCTGTTGCGTAATATGGAACCACTAAATCCTCTGCAGGTACAAATTTAGATACTGCACGACCCATGATTTCATCATAGTAAATCTTTTTAAATGCAGATCCTGCAAGTGGTAAATAAAATAATAACTGATCGAACTCTGGAGTATATTCTTCCATCTTCTCCATTAACATGTAATTCATAAAGTCTTCTACACGTTTTGCTTGATTATCAATTTCTTGATTGTCTTCTCCAATAACCTGTGTTCTTACGGGTCCTGATGCTGGTAATAATTCTTTATAAGCTTGTGCTTGAAATTGTGTAACTGCTTCTGCAAGTAGTGGATGAGTTACGCCTGATGCTCCTTGAAAAGGTCTTGTTTGATCTCTGTATCTAAATCCTAATAGATCTAAACCGCTTACATATCCTTGTTCCCAATCTTGTCTAGATTCTTTATCTCTTTTGTAATCATTTAATAGTGTGTAAGAAATTTTTCCTAACATTCTATCATCCATGTCTTCTGCAAGGTTACGATAGAAATCTTCTTTAGGTTCCTCCATTACAGGAACTTCTTGTCCTTCAACTTGAATATCAACAGGTTCTGCTGGAACAGACATATCCGTTTGTACAACGGAAGGATCTATTTCTCCTATTGGATTGTTATCTTCAATTGCCATATTTAATATAATTTTGTTGGCTTACTTCTTGCTAACTTATTACCTCTAGCTACCACAGATCCACCATTTTGCAAAGGAATAAATTTTGCAGATCCCTTTGCAGAAGCATCAGACATTCTAGTTGTTCTAGGTTCGCTAATACTTACTTGTCTTGGTGATTTATTTAAATCTGTACTTATGGGTGTTTTAGCTGTTCTTCCTCTAAATCCATCAAGTATTCTTCTAAATAAAGAATTTACTCCACGCATAATACATCCTAATACATTTTAGTTACTTTACGTCTATCATTCATCACCTTGCCACAACCTTTAGCAATACCACCTTTGTAAAATTTTTTAGTATAAGTAATTTTAAAATTTTTATTAATTGGACCTTCTCCTTTAAAAATATCTTCACCAAAAGGACTTTCAACAACAGACCTATTTGAACCTTTACCAACATTTCCAGAAATTTTTAAATTAGTATCATCATCATCAATAAGATTATATTCCCCTCCAACACCATAATATATATTTTGAGATGACACCTTAACTTCAGGATCAGGATTAAATGAACCTTTAGAAATGTCTATTTTAGGTTCAATTTTAAATTTAGATTTATTGCTCATTTTAGTATAACTTAGTTGCTTTGTTCTTACCTAGTTTAGTTTTAGCCATAATAGATCCACCATGACTATAATGTTCAACTGGATTGTATTCTCTAGTTGAGTCTTCTCTAAATAATGAATTTAAATATTCATAGTCAGATTCTTCTTGTCTTACTTTTTTATAATTCTCTTCTAATTTTTTTTCAGACTCCAGAAATTTTTTTTGTCTTTCTCTTTCTGCTTTATAATATTTTTCGCCAGGCATGATTATAATAGTTTAGCTTTTCTAACTCCTTTAATCGCTGCTCCTGAACCACGGACCATGCCGCCACTTTGCATTTTCTTTTTAGACATACCAGCTTCTGATAATGCAATAGCAATTGCTTGTTTAGGATTTTTTACAACGGGTCCTTTTTTACCTGAGTGTAATTTGCCTGCTTTAAATTCTCTCATGACTTTGCCAACTTTCTTTTGAGACTTAGTCATGCCACCTTTTTTCATTTCTGGCATTATATCTTTTAATCTTTCTCTTTCAGCATCGGTAACTGAAGCTCCAGAAATATTTTTCATTGCATCTGCTGCCATTGCTTCTGCTTCTGCTCCAGTAGTTGCAGCTCCAGATAATTCTTTTTTTAATCTATCTGCTTCTTTTTGTGTTACTGCAGCACCTGATCTGTCTTTCATAAATTTATTTAATTTTTCTTTTGGCATAATTATATCCTAGTATAATTTAGTTGGTTTAACTTTTACTAATCTACTTCCTCTGGCTACTATCATTCCACCTTTAGCTTTTTCTAAGTATTCTTTTCCTGGTTCTAAAACCTCGTCTTCTAAACCTTCTGGCTCAAAGTAAGGCATTGGTTTAGCCTTAGGTGTATATTCCATTCCTTCTGGTTCAATATATGGCATTCGTTCAGCTTTGTAATCTTTTTCCATTCCTTCTGGTTCGAAGTAAGGCATTGGTTTAGCTTTGGGTTTATATTTATCTTTTGGCATAATTATCTCCTAGTAATATTTATATTCTTTTGGCGGACGCTCTTCTTCCACATAATCCATATATGTACTAACAAAGCTACCTTGTCGGTATCTTAACACGGCTTGAGTAGTACTGTCCACATAATCGTCATACTGGCCATGAGGAAACGCAGCACACTCCTCAATAACATCCATAGCGAATTTCTCACCATCTGGGTAGTAAACATTCCCCGCTTCAAATACAGGAGCACATGAATTTATCCTAGTAAACTTGTCATTTCCTTTATTAGGACTAAAGTCTACGGCAGGGATACCCGCTCTTCTAAACTCCTGTAGTAAAGGTTGGCCTGAGGCTTTAGCCTCAATAAGAACTGTTTCTGGTTCCCAATATTTATATTGTTCAAATGCTATGTTCTTTAATTCTGGAAAATCAAATTTACCTTTAATGGCATCTAACAATATCATTGCATATGGCTGATCTTCCTTAGGTTGAAATATACCCCACGTAGTAATAGCAGAATAATCGGCAGTTTCCTTTTTACTAAACGCCGTATCATAACTTTGTATTACGTGATGTAGATTTGGTATGTCATCAAACTTCCAAGGCTTCCACCATTCTCGTTTTATAATGGCACCCTCTTCAGATGTAGGATTCTGCATATACTGTGCAGACCAGTTTCTAATACTTAATGATGCTTTAACTTTTTCTAATTCTTCTAAATTCCAATACTCAGGCCAAACAGGGACTCCTGAATCTAAAATTGCTGGAAATGAAATTAACTTCCACTTGTCTGCTTTAGGTTCTGCTTGAGCCTTGATTAATCTACCAGTAAGGTCATCTTCAGCCCACCTAGTCATAACTAACAAAATGGAACCACCTGGTTGTAATCGTTGTCTGGGTCCTGATAAATACCATTCATATGTTCGCTCCATAGCAGTATTAGACAATGAGTCTTGTTCTGTATGAGGATCATCAATAATTAATAAATCTGCACCACGACCTGTAATGGAACCACCAACACCCGCAGCGTAATACTCACCGCCGTGATTTGTTTCCCAACGTCCTTTGGCTTTAGAATCTTCTCTGAGCCTTACATCACCAAAGATTTGTTTATATTGTGGTGAATCAATTAAGTTACGAACCTTACTACCAAACCTTCCAGATAATTCAGCATTGTGTGACACCTGCATTAATTTCATCTTAGGATACTTTCCTATGATCCATGCAGGAAAGTAAACAGAAGCAAACTCAGATTTAGTATGACGTGGGGGCATGTTAATAATGAGCCTCCCTTTTTTGTTATTTGCTATCTTAGTAAATTCATTAGCGATGATCTGGTGGTGTCCCCAACGGGTCCTATTAGTTTCTTTACGAAAAATGAAGTCAGGCCACACTTCTTTTACAAAATATAAAAAATTATCCTGGCACAGCTTGATATGTTGGATCCATGCACGCTCAACTTTTTCCCGTAACTGATCAGTGGTTAACAGGTCAACATTAGTAGAATTAGGTTCCATAATAAAATCAACTGTACTGTATGTATAAGTCCTGCACAATAGTCCATCCGAAAGCTACTCTTTTTTTAAAAAATTCCCGTAAAAGTTGCATTTAAAATCTTTTATTGTGGCTTGTCTATTGAGCCTCAACTGTAGGTTGCACGGCTCACGGCTCAATCTTATTAGATTATATAACAATATATCATAAGTGATAAGTAAAGATTATCGGAAATTTATTAATGATTGCAATGTTTTTTGGCAACGTGCTCAAGTACGTTAGCCACGCCCGTGACGCTGTAATCTACGCTTAATTGCTCAGTCAGCACGGAGCACGGCTCAACGCTATAAAGTTTAAGCCCCCGCTCCTTGAGGGGCTTATTGAGGATATAGGCAACGCCCCCCGCTTTATTGTGTTTTAATATCCAGTTGAATTGGTACTTTGAAACGTTGCAATTTTTAGAGTTATTGGCTTTTAATTCGAGCCAAAAACTAATTGATTTATTAATCAATTTAGAATGATAAACCACGTATAAATCTGGTATGCCATTCAAAGTCAACCCGCTTTCAATTCTAGTTAAAAAACAATTTAATTTAAGATTAATTACGGCTTTTTTAATTAGTTTAAAGATGTCACTTTCAGTTGTTTTATTCATTAAATGCAACTTATAATTGAATAACTAAGGGGTCAATATCCTATTGTTTTTATTATCTTTTATTTTGTAATATTTTGCATTTTTTTCTTTTATTTTGTATCAAATTAAATTAGTTAGATGAGTATTAAACAAATAACAAAGGTAAACAAATGACTAATAACTTGAATAAAGTATCAGCTAAGGAATATTTAACAACTATTCGTGACAACTTAGTTGAGCAATTACAAAATAACCCTAATAAATGGCATAACTCTTTTATTAATAAAAATATGCCAACTAATGCCGTGACTGGTAAACATTATAACAGCACGAATTTTTTTAATTTAAACTGGGTTGCTAATTCGAATAATTTTGCTCAAAATTTATGGGCGTCTTATCTCGACTGGCATAAAATAGGGGCAAAAATAATTAAAGGCGAGACACACAAGGCCAAAGTTTTATACTACGGCACGTTTAAAAAAGAGAATGAAAAAACAAATAAAGAGGATGTCATTCCATTTTTAAAAGCAACGCCAGTTTTTAATATTGCTCAAGTTGATTTGTCTGAATGTAAAATTAAATTTGATAATTCAGATAATGTTAACAAAGTTATATCAATTCAAGAAATTGATAATTTTGTTAATGACACGGGGGTTGAAATTAAACATAGTAATGACGGCCGTTGTTATTATGCAAAAACAACCGACTATATCCATATGACAAATAAAGAGAATTTTATTAAAACGTCATACGGGGATGAGACAAGCAACTATTATTCGGTCTTATTTCATGAGTTGATACACTCAACTGGCCACGCTCAAAGGCTCGACCGCTTTAAAGATAATGACAAAAAATTTAAAGATAATGCTCAGCAATCATACGCCTTTGAGGAATTAATTGCGGAATGCGGGGCAATAATGTTATGCCAAAAATTCAACTTAGAAAAAACAATTAGAGTTGACCACGCTTTATATATTAAAAGTTGGATACAAGCGTTAAAAAATGACGTTAAGTTTTTAACCTCATCCCTAACCCGTGCTTATAAAGCAACTGATTATTTATTAAAAAAAATAAAACAAGTTGAATTAAAGGCGGTTGCATAAATGGAATATAAACCACAAAAAAGGCTCTTAGGCATTAATAATACAAAAATGCTTAAGAGCATTGAATTAGGGTATCTTACCGCAATTTTACACTTAGCCCCGCACAAATTAAGCGGGGTTAATATATGCCCTAAGGCCTCAGTAGGATGTGCAACAGCGTGTTTAAATACAAGCGGTCGAGGTCGATTTGAATTTACTCAAAAAAGCCGTTTAAATAAAACTTATTACTTTTTAAAAGACCGCCAAAAATTTTTATTGCAATTAGATAATGAGGTTAAAAACTTTAAAAAAAGAGCAATTAAAAAAGGTTTAAAACCCGCCGTGCGATTGAATGGTACGTCAGATTTATTGTGGGAGAGGTACATTATAAAAGATAATAAAAACATAATGGAATTAAACCCAGATGTTATATTTTATGATTATACAAAAATTAAAAATAGATTAAGCGTTAAGTTGCCAAAAAATTATCACTTAACTTTTAGCAAGTCGGAAAGTAATGATAATGAAATTAAAGAATTATTAACAACGGCTTTTAATATAGCGGTTGTTTTTAATGGTAAGTTGCCAAAAACTTACTTAAATAGACCCGTAATAGACGGGGATATTAGTGACCTTAGGTTTTTAGAGCCTAAGGGCGTAATAGTAGGCTTAGCAACTAAGGGCATTGCAAAAACCGATAAAACGGGCTTTGTAATAAATGTAAACTAAAAACAAAGGTAAACAAATGAAAGTACAAAAAATAGAAAAAATAATTAAAGAAATAGAAGTTTTAACTATTCAATCTTTTAATGAAAAATATCCCAGTTGGATATCCAATTCATTAACAACAGTTGAATTGACATTAAAAAAAACTTTAAAAGAAATTCAAGAACTTAAAATTTTAAAAAAAGAATTTTAAAATTGAATGTAATTAACAACAAAGGAGTAAATTAAAATGAAAGTCTACACACTTAAAGAAATAAAAAAGGCGTGGAGTAATGCCTATAATGAGGATATAAAAACCGAATATAAAGGCTTTATTTCATTTTTAAAAAAATCAAAAACAAAAAATAAAACAAAATGATTTACAATATATGTATAACAACTGTTTTTATAATTTTATTAATAGTTGTATTAAAGAATTTTATTAAGATTATTTATTTTACTAAAAATAATAATTTTGATAAAAATTACAAGGCAACCCGCATTAATGCCAATAAGTACAGCGTTGATAAGTGGGTTAAATAAACAATAAAAAAGGAAAATAAAATATGAGTAATAGACAAGTAAAGACGGCCTATGAGTTTACGAACTATAAGCCTGTAAGCGTACATAAAAAAATTTATGATGAGTTGACCGACTTATCCAATAATATTTATGACGTTAAATTAAGTTATGCAAAAACAATAGAGCATTTAATTAACTATTATAAAGAGAATAAAACTAAGAGGTTAAAATAATATGGCGGGGCATACGTCAATTAAACACTATCTAAATGAAGATTGGCTGTTTAATTTAATAGATAAGTGTAAGACAATAGCGTGGCAATATAAAGAGGTTGAGAATAGCAGTAATTATTTTAAAAAAATAAATGACAATCTCGAATTATTGCCAATTCAATACGCTTGTGACTATGACAAAAAACCAGAATTTTTAAGACAAGTTAACAAGGTTTTTAGTTATAAGTGCGATATTGATAAACCATTAACTAATGATTGCGACAATCTTTTAGTTAGTGATTGCAACATAGAGATACATTTAGATAAAAATAAATTAGTTGATATTTTTATAGTTGCTTAAATTTTTTTAATATCAATTATTACTGAGGTCGGAATTAAAGTTGTATTGGCTATTTCATCAATTACGCCCGTTTTTTCATCTTTAAGGGCGTAGTCACTAAATACCCTTGCAATGCCTTTATTATGGCTCAATAAATGCCCCTTTGTAGTACATATTGGCAATTTTGCATTGGTTAAATCCTCTATTGATTGCCAAGTACTATCGCTAGTGATGTCATACCATTTAATGACTACTAATGGATATTTTTCAATCTCTTTTTTTGCTTTTTTATTTATTAATTTTCTTTTTATCATTTGTTTTTATTTGTACGTTGCCAACACTCGAACTGATATGATTGTTATGAACTTTATTAAATTGATTAATAAAAGTTTTCCAGTCACTATTTTTCGATAATTGTTTCAGCTGTAATGTCGATAATTTGTTTATTTTCATTTATATTTTTTTCTAATTCCGACAGTCTTTTTTCTAATTGCTCTCTATTCATTCCCTCTAAACCGATATGATTAATCTCTTTTTTATCGACATAAAAACCCGCCATTTGACCCGCTCTAAATTCAGCATTAATCGCTGAGGCTAATTGATTTTTTTCCTCAGCTTTAATTCTTAATCGCTCAAAATTTTTATATGAGCGTAATTTATCTTTTTCGTATTTATTTAATTCTTGAGATAATCTTTTTTCTAAGTACCTACAAATATGCGGATTAATTTCGGGATTTGTAAGACGTGAGGCAATTTCAAAAGGTTTTCTATTCGGGTCTTTAGTTGTATAACCCGCTTGTAAACAAGCGTCAGCTTTAGATATGTTTCCCCAGTTAGCAACTAATATATCTACAAACGCCCGTTGCTTAGGAGTTAAATCGGTGCTTAGTTTTACTTCGTTTTTTCTACGTCCCATAAATTATTGACCTCATAATAATACAAATATGATATTTAATATACCTATGTAAAAAACCGCATATTTACTAGGTGTTTTTAAAAAAGTATTTAAAATCAATGACTTATAGCTACGCTGAAAAATTGCCCTCAACGCTGAAAACCAACTATTCATTTTACGCCATTTTTGACCCCTATATGCAAATAACCCGCATAGTTCTAACCCTCATTTACACGGAATGCTAAAAAGTGTTTAAAATCAATGGTTTAACCAGATGACAAAAACCGACACGGAAAAATTAAAAAAATTATGTAGCATTTACGCCATTTTTCCGTTTTCCGTGCTAAAGCAGTTATATAGAAAAAAAATTTTAAAAAAATTTTGCAAAAGGTATGAAATATCGCTGAAACGCTGAAACGCTATATATACCAATGGTTATTCTTTCAGCGTCACGTGGGATAATCCCAACTATCGCTGAATTTTGGCTATTTTGGCTCGTGATTTTTTTTCCGCCTCTGAAACCCCCACAACTCTTTAGCTTATTTCACTTTTAGTTCGCAAAACTGTCCTATCTACCAAAAAAACTATATAAAACAATGACTTAACCCTTAAAAAACACACTCAAAAAACAATTTATCCCATGTAAATCTGTAAATTACAACTTTACAAACCAAAAAAGCTATATAAAACAATGACTTAACCCAATTTCCGTGACCCGTGTTCCGTGTTCCTTGAATGTTCGCTTATAGCACATGATACAACCAACACACGATACAACTATCACGTGTCACGGCTCTTGCAACCTTAACGAGTACAACCTAACCGAGTGCAACTTTAACGAGTGCAACTTTAACGAGTACAACTTTAACGAGTACAACTTTAACGAGTACAACTTTAACGAGTACAACTTTAACGAGTACAACTTTATGGCGTGTTGCACACTTACAACAAAAATGTGTTTTTAGTGCAACCTACTAATAGTATGTAAAATTATCCACACCCACAAATCGACCTCATTTTTTTCTTGTATGATATTTTTTATAATATAATATTACAAATAAGAAAAACTAAAAAAGGAGAAAAAATGAGTGAATATGAAAAAAGCTACTATCCAATAATAAATGTAGAGATATTTATGGATGAGCATATCGACCATACTTTTCAAGAAAGATTAAAGTTTGGCGAATACAACCTAGATGATTTTTCAATGGATGAGGATTTTACTCAATCATTAAAAGATAAAATTAAAGAATTTATTATTGATAAACTAGAAAACAGTAATAAAAAATCTTTAATAAATTGGTCTGAATTTTAATTAACCCAATGCCCTGATGTCAGGGCATTGAGATAGTTAACAATGACTATCAAAACAAAGGAAAAAAATGAGTGAGATAATACTACACAGCAAACCAAGTGTAAAAAAAATTGAACTCGGTACAAAAGACGGGATCAGTTTTAGAAAAGAATATTACACTTTGGAATATAAGTACAATGATGGTGGTAGAAAAGAGGCGGGGTATAAAGGCAATACGGGGGATTGTGTGACAAGAGCAATTTCAATCGTTGCAGATTTACCTTATCAAAAAGTATATGATGATTTAACAAATTTAACTCGTCATATTAGATTAACCTCAAATAAAAAATGGACTTATAATGCAAGTCCAAAAGATGACACAGCTAGAACTGGAGTTAAAAAAGATGTTTGTCGAAAATATCTTTTAGACTTGGGTTTTAAATGGACACCGACAATGTTCATTGGGCAAGGTTGCAAGGTACATTTAAGACAGGGCGAATTGCCAATGGGTAAATTAATAGTTAGTGTTTCAAGACATTTAGTTGCAGTAATAAATGGAGTAATCAATGATACTTATGATTGCTCAAGAGATGCAACAAGATGTGTTTATGGATATTGGCAAAAATAATTAAACTTTCGTACCCCCTTAATTTAGGGGGTACTAACCCCCGTACCAAGCCCAACTTAAGCATATACGTTCATTTAAACAAGATTTTTATACAACTAAATAGTGAAAAATAAGGGTTTTTAACATTTGACAGAAAAAACGAATAATGGGATAACATGGGAGTGATTAATACGATAATTAAATATCGTCAAAATAGGAGTAGCCCTAGAGTTTAATCACACTAACAAACTAACAAAGGAGTAAAAAAATGAGCCTAACACTCATAGAAGAAATAAAGACTAAAGGTAGCTACGATTATGACGCAAGAAAAAAAGTAGAAACTTTAGAAAAAAAAGCAGAGCAAGAATATGTAAAAGAAATCTTAAAAGAATTAAAAGATACTTTTATAAGATACAATGTGAAATATATTATCGGAACATTTTCTGGTGGTAATGATGACGGGGGTTTTGATGATGTATATCTTGCAAACGATAAATCAGAAGAAATCAAACTCAAAGATGAGTTTGAAATTAGACGGGACTTTAGATTTTTTGTAGATAAAAAAAATATTTACAAATTTGATAATGAGAAAGCAAAAAAGATTTCTGTCTTTTATACTATATCAAATGTAGAGAAAAACCTTTTAGATGTACTTGAAGAAACACTTTACTCAACGGGTGCATTAGAAGAATATGGCAGTTTTGCGGGGGAGTTTAGTGTAAGTGGAACTGTAAAACTAGATGTATTTAATTATTCGTGGGAAAGAGACGGACAAGAGAGCGTTGAAACTTACGAAAGAAATACTGATGAGGGGGAACTATAATGGCAACACCAGTAATCCATGCCCAAGCAACAGTAAATCGTTATGGTGGGCGAATAGAAGATTATATCGCAATCCATAAATGGTTTGATTTTACAAAGTCTTACCACCCAGATTTTAGACACAGAGCATTACGACACCACTCACTTGGCGTTGAAGAATGTGTTGAAAAGTTTGGCGATTATATTATCAATTCAGATAATAAAAAAGTACCCGTTAAAACAATCGGCGAACAACATATTATGGAAGATTGTGGATTTATCCCGTCAGTAAGTGATTGGCTAGTAAATCTTCAACCTAAAAGATTTATGATGGACGCTAAAAAACTAGAAAGGAAAGTAGCATGAAAGAAGATATAAAAGTTATTAAACAGTACATTAAAACTTTTAATGACAGAAAGTTAAGAGAGGAATATAAATTATATACCTCACTTGAAAAACCAACGATACTTGAAAACTATTTTAAAGATTTCATTAAACAAGAAATAGATACAAGGGGGATTGGGGTATGACTATTAATGAACTAGAAAAAGAAATGGTTAAAGCATTAACAATTAATTCTAAAATTAATTGGCTCACTAATGAAACAAGTGCTAATGAAGAATTTAAAAACTTAATTAAATTTTTTAAAAAACTTGTTAAAGAATATAAAGGAGGATAAATGAGCAGAGACTTTTCAGAAAACATAGATGACTATTGCGAAGAAAATTATGGTCATACAAATTGGGCTTATTTAGATACTTGTAATAAACAAGATTTAAAAGAACCCCACGATATAGAAGGTGGAATTGTATTTTACCATAATCCAATAGATGACGATTATACTTATTGTGATAATTGTGAAGATTATTTTTTAAATGACGAACGCTGTGAATGTGAGGAGGGATAAATGAAAACTTTTGTAATAACAGAATATCCAAAGCTAATTAGAAAATGGAAAGTCATAGGTAAAAATAAAAAAGAGGCCTATGAAAATTGGCTAAACGATAAAATAGAATTCATAGGAAAAGACTATGATGACGAGGAGTGGAATAACTTAACAATGGAGGAACTAAAATGACTGAAATAGATGAAAAAAAACTAGAACTACAATGGATAGAAAGAATAAGTAAAGTGTTAGTTGGTAAAAAAATAATTAAAGTAGATTATATGCCAGAAAAACTAGCAAAAAAACAAGGTTGGTATAAGAGACCAATTCAAATTCTTTTAAGTAATGGAACTTGGCTTACACCATCGATGGACGATGAGGGTAATGACGGAGGGGCTTTATTTACAAGTGATGAAGATTTACCAACTATACCAGTAATATGAGGTAATTATGGGACACATAAATAAAACATTTTATAGTTATATGACTACCCAAGACGCTTGGGACGAGTACCTTGAACTAATAAAAGATGACGAACATTTCGCAGAACAATGGAAAGATACCGAAGATGACTTTCAAGATTGGTGCGAAAGTTATGACATTGTATTAGTGGATACGAAAGAAAGAGCAAATCAACTAGAGGAGGCACAACTTGAATAACGAATGTAAAAACTGTGATACTGAAAGTAAATATATTTGTTTTGAATGTGAGGATATATTTATGAAAGAAAACTTTCCTAATTACTTTTATAATGATGATTGTGAGTGTGAACTAAAGGAGGCACAATGACTGATTACGAAAAAATGGAATGGGTACATAGTCAAATATCAGAATTAAAAAATGGTGTTGATGTTGATTTAGATACTATGCACTCTTTTGTAGAAGAACTACGAAATAAATATTATTTTGATAGTAATGGACAACTAAAGGAGGAAAAATGACGACTAAAGAACAAGAACTAACTTTAGAAGAACAAGAACAAGTTATAAAAAGTGCTGAAGAATTTGTTCAAGACATGAATAGAAGTGAATTGTACGAATTGGCACTTGAAACAATAACAGAAAAATATTTATCTGAACCAAGAGATTATTTACTTGAGTGTGGTTGGATAAGAAAAAACGAGGAGTAAAAATGGAAAATGACACAATACAGTATCAAGGCAAAACTATTCATCAAAAACATATCGTACATTTTTGTTTAGATTGTCTAGGCGAAGATAGCAGATGTGAAGAATGTAATGGTATTGGCGAATGGGAAAGTACAGTTGATTT